ATGGCTTTAACTGAAGTGTGGCTGAAAGCTAATAACGGCAAGGCACGTGATAAAGTTGAAGAAATAGCAGATCGGGACTCAATGAGTGTCAGGATCTCACCTAAAGGGAAAATTGTTTTTCAGCTTCGGTACCGTTTTGCTGGAAAAGCCGAACGCTTAGATCTGGGCACCTACCCTCATATGTCACTCAAAGATGCACGCATGAAAGCTGGCGAAATGCGGTCACTTTTAGATAAAGGAATGAATCCTAAAGTTGAGGTTCGTGTACAGCAGCAAAAATACATTGATGCCAGCACATTTGAAGAAGTTTTTAATGACTGGTATGAAAGTTATTGCCTGAAGAAGAAAACTTCTGCCCAGCAAATTAGGAATACCTTTGAGCAGCATGTAATTCCTGAAGTTGGCGATTTACCAGTTGATCGCATTACTTTACAGCAATGGTTGGCCTTACTTGAAGAGTTGGCGGATGATGTGCCTTCAATTGCAGATCGCGTATTAACGAATGCAAAACAGGTTCTGAAGTGGGCCAAAAAAAGACAACTACTTGAAGTAAATGTTCTATCTGATATCTATGCTAAGGAAGATCTAGGTATAGAGCGAAACAGAGGAACAAGATTTCTTTCTGATGAAGAAATTAAGATGGTTTTGATGGCTATTGAAGAATCAAATATTTTGCCTAAAAACAAAATTTTCTTAAAACTATGTTTAATGTTTGGCTGCCGTAATGGTGAGCTTAGAAAAGCTAAAAAGACAGATTTTGATTTAAATAGAAAGGTCTGGATTGTACCGGTGATTAACAACAAGACTGGTAAGAAAACTGGTCGTGAAATCATTCGCCCTATTTTGCCTGAAATGGAGGCATTAATTGTTGAAGCTTTTGAATATAGCTCTTGTGAGTACTTCTTAACTAATGACAGTGAAGAAACACCTATGAGTCATGGATCCTCTAATTCATTACCTGGTTACTTAATGGAGCGACTCAGAAGACATCATGACTATCATATGAAGCATTGGTCTCTTCATGACCTAAGAAGAACAGCACGTACTAATTTCAGTGCTTTTACATCGCGTGATGTAGCACAACTCATGATTGGCCATGTAATGTCAGGTGAACAAGGTACTTATGATTATTACGAATATTTACCACAGCAAACAGAAGCATATGCAAAGTGGTTGGAAAAATTAAAAGAACTAACCGAAGAGTAAATAAAATTAGCTCTTTTGCTTCTTACTAAACTTCCACCAAGTTTTTTATAATAGACCTCTACTACGGGCAATTGGTTCAGCATTTGCTTGATAGATATCTAAGTACCATCTTTTGAGATAAACCAATTTAAGCTGGTAATTCACCTTATTTAGTTTGATAAAAAATTTCTGGTTCCGATCGAGTAAACGGATTTCATATAACACCATATTTACTTACCACTCATTAATGAACTAAAAGCATCTACAGCTGGCCCTAAAACAGTATTCAATACTGAAGAGTTAACTTGTTTCGGTTGCTTGGTACCAGAATCAACAACATCAGAAGTTACTTCGGGGTTCTTTTGATCAACGATTGAAACCAGCGTTTCTTTTGTGGAAACAATAAAGACTTTTTTAAACACAATATCGATCATCAAAGCATTTTCGGACGTTTCATCAGTGACATTCTTTAATGACTTAATCAACATGTCCGTATAAAGGCGTTTACCATTAGAAATAATAAGTCGTTGACCTTGTAAGGCCTGCAACCCCTGATAAATACCAAGAAGTGACAAATCTGCCCCGATAAATGTATTACCTATTAGCCCGTTCATTCTGCCAGCACTCTCAGACCAGCCAATTTTCATTGTTACTTCTGGTGGTGCTTTATAGCAGTGGTCAGAAATCGGTGAACCCTTTTCTACTGGATGCTCTGTTATTACAAGCTCATCAGAGTGGTTTTCTTCAATAACAACGTCAGCAAATAAACCCATTATTGAACGATGACCACCAAACAATAGTGAGCCAACTGTTTCAGTGATAGCCATGCTTTTCTCCAGACAATAAAAAACCGCCTTAAGGCGGTATTAGAAGAAATCAATTTATAGAGATAAATTAAATATTAATTTTTAGATTTACACTCATCTAAAATTTTTAATATTTTTTCGCACTCAGTTATCGCTTCATCAGCATCAGATTGATGGCATTCGTCAGCTAAATGATAATCTGCCATTACACGTCTGGAATGGAAAGTTAACATTTTATATCCAAGCCCCTTTAACCTCTGAGTTTTTTCACTTAAAAGTGTTTTACTCACCCTTTCGTGGGAACCACCCTTAACTTTATCAATATCAATATTTAAATCTTCTTCAACAAAGTTCTTAACTTCATGATACGCACAATAATAAGCACGACTGATACACGATCTTGCATCAGCCTCATTGCTAGTATCTAGTTTTTTTGAAAATTCGAGAAATTCTAAAGCTTCCATTCTTTCAAGCAACATCTCTACTTTCTTGGTGATCAAAACTAAAATAAATTGATATTTTTAGAAGATCATCAAGGGGAATTTCTGCCTTAATAACGTTTTCCACAAAGTCATCGTTTAATTCAGAAATATCATCTGCAGTTAAGTGTTCAGGATAGATTATTGTATTTATCATATCATCTAACTTACAAGCTGCGATTTTAGTCTGAGTATAAAATTTTGAGTACAATACTAAATCACTGAGATTTATCATTGATCTATATGAACTCACTGACACTCCAATTTGCTCAATAAATTCAATATTTTCATTAACTTTTAGAATAGTTTCTTCAATTAATGGTAAATACAAATCCGTATTAATATTTAGTTTTGTTACTAATGTTCTGATTTCATTTAATACATCTGGATATATTAAAGAATTGGATAAAGTTAAAATTCTATCCAAAGTTTTTGCACTTGGCTCAATATTGAATGCTTTAACTAAATAACTTAGAGCATCTTCACCCTTTCCAAGCATTAACAATGCTTGAGCATAATCACATAAAACCAAACTATTTTCATAATTTGATAAAGCAAGAGCTTGCTCAAAGTTTTTCTTAGCGATTTCGAAATTATTTTCGTAAACACCAATGATCGCTAATATTCTTTTACTATCAACAATATCACTTTCTGCCAATGATTTAGCTTGGGTCTTCCATCTATGAATAGTGAACTCAGAAGCATTTTTGCGACCAAAAACACCAATCTGGTCAAGTATTTCATGTGCTCTTTTCTTTGGAGCAAGCATACCCATCACCTATTTATCATTGAAAACAACCCTTAAAAAATTTGGATTGTACAATCCAATAATAACATGAAAAATTTCCCGTTACGATCCCTCAAAATTCTTAAAGAAGGATCTCATTTTTCACCAATAATGTGTTAATGTTCTAGTAATTTATGAAATTATTCAGAGAACTTAATAAGGAAATATAAAATGTGGAAAATAATTATACCTGTTTTGGTCTTGTTCTCTCTGAGCTACGAAATTGAGGGAAAAACAATTTTTAAGCATATTGGTGACTATGTCGCATCAAGTATTATTAATGATATTCACAAAACTAATAAACAAATTGATAAACAAGCTGCAAACTCGAATAGTTAAAAATTCTATTTCCCGGGCAATAAAAAACCCACCGATTGGTGGGTTTTGATTCAAATAAAAGTTTAGAGTGGTGAATTGTAACTCTTACCAAGTTTCTCAAGTAGGTCAGCAGTTCTTCTTGTATTTTGTTGAATCTTGAATATAACCACCCAAAATTCAGCCCAAAGACGAACTACCACCGAGCCAAAAATTAAAATACATATACCAACAAAGACACCCAAAGAGCCTGATGTGTATGGGCTTGCTGCTTCTGGAGGTAGACTATTGCCACCTAATCCCCCAGCAATCATAACGCCCCCCGTAATCCATACACACAAAAGTAAGATCCAGTATGCAAATGTGACGATCTTGGTTGACAAAACGGCATCTAAAAACAGGATACTTTTCATTTTTCCTCTTATCATGTATATAGTTAAACTATTACATAATAATCTATTGATGCTCAAAAATCACCCATTAAACCATTGTTATATATCTATCTAGTTAATTAGTGGTTTCACACTCCTCGCCATTTGAATCATTGTATTTTCATTATGACGCTGTATTACCTGAGCAGTTTCATTTGGGTTGTCCGCACCATTGATCGTCATTTCAGTTTTATGGGGCTGATAAATGGTCACATGAGACGTTTTAGAGTTTACAGCATTAACTTGGTCTTTATGAGGGTTATTACCAAAAGGAGCAGTATTTCTAATATTTAAATTGGTTGAGAGTTTAAGTTAGAAGACTCACTACCTAAAGAAATAGAAAATGGTTTAGTAATATATTTGGCTAAATCTTTCGTTGTTCCATGGCCGTGCACATTCTTTCCTGAGCCAAAAACCAAACCATTTTTTTTCGATTTTTCGAAAAAGGCATCTACCCAAGCATCCCTGTTTTTCTTATCAGAAACGTAGGGGTTAGCATAATTCAAATGTCCACCTACACCTCCAGAATATGAGGGTAAAATATGGTCTATGTTTTTGATAGTGAAGATTCTTTTAATTTAACATATGATGAACTTGTCGAGATTATTAGTAAGGCTCGGATGACTGGGCCACAGATGATTCCTATTTTAGGAACGGTTGATTAAAAGGATTAAAATTAAATGCAATACGAAAAAATACACAAGATAACTAGCTCGGCTCTTAAGTTTTTTGAAGACCATCTTAAATCTCCAATGATATGGCAAGTCTTTCCCAGAAACTTCTGTGAGGAAGCAAGTAGCTTACTATTAATGATTCTTCAACAAGAAGGCATAAATGATTTTAAAATAATGAAGGGAACAAATATTGAAGAAGAAAATCATTATTGGTTAGAAAGTGAGGAGTATGTTATTGATCTTACAGCACATCAATTTAATGGAATTACTTCACCTTTTATACTTATAGAGAAAAGTAAATACCCCTTAAATAAAATATTTTCACTGGATATACATGAAATTATTGATTTTCAAAATTGGAGTGGTTTAAATCCATATGAGCCTAAAATTCAAAGTATTTTTTATGTAGATTATTACAAATAAAGCCCTCCTCAGAGAGCTTTCACACAAATACCTACACTCACATTGCTATTTATCGTGTGGGCTGTGCATCCTGTTAGGAGAAAGCACAGCAATACTAAAGCTTTCATGACATCCAACTTTTAATTTTGGCTAGATTGGCTTTACGTTCAACTAAGCCATTTGTACCACCATTAATGCGACGGGTTATAGTTAAAACGTCATCACGATCTGCAAGTTCATTCAATCCGTTGTTAGTCCAGAATTTACAAGCGACTAGCAAGCCGATACTGGGGATTGCTACAAGTTCGGGATGTGATTCAAAATCAATACCCAATGCTCGACCATATTTTTGTAGTTATCACGACCAGTTAACTGGATCGGTCCACGGCCTTTAAAGCGCACACCATCGCCAGCCATAATATTGCCTAGATCTTTACGACCTTCATAGGCTGCACCGCTGGCTATTTCTTCCATGTAACGAAAATTACCTGATTCATGTGCAAGCTGTGCAATGAAATGAGCAAAGCGCAACTCATTGTAGAGAATCGCATAGTCTTTGAAGTGTACATTAGCTGCTAATGCCAACTCTTCAGCTCGGCTTTGATTTGCACCTAGCTTCTTAAATAATGTTGTAAGAGTGTTGCGCCCTATCTTCCCGTCAACTGCAACACCAAGTGTTCTTTGTAGATTGATAAATTTCATTTCACTTTCCTTTAGATAATAAAAAACCGCCCGAAGGCGGCATTAACTGTTTGAAATATCGTTTTTGGCTTTCTTAACTTCTTTAAGTACCTCAATAATGGTCTTACCTTCCTGTTTATCTATAAAATTAAAGATCCAACGGACTAAAGCCCAACCGGGTAATCCACAAACAAAGAAGAATCCACCAAGTGCGATCATCCCCCATACATCAGTAACCCATTCATGAAGCCCCCACTTCACAATAATGAATGAGCCGCCAGCCAAACTTGATACAACCGTACAAATAAGTCCTACAGCCCATTCTTGAGGTGATCGTGGCATACGTGTCATCAATACAACGGCGGCAACCAATGCAACCGCTAGAGCCACCATAATTGCTGCACCATAAAATTTTAAAATTGCTGTTAAACCGCTTGTGGAAACTGGTTCCATTTATATCTCCAGAAAATATAGACAATAAAAAAGCACCCGAATTGGGTGCTCAAAGTTCTTATAAGGTTTAAAGGGTTTGTAAGATTTTCCCTCCATTCATTAATTTGGTTGTAAGTGGAGCAACTCCCACAATTGCAGGTCCTCCCAGTCCCGGCTGGCCTTCAGTCGTTCCATGGTATTGCCAGTTCCACGTTCCATCATTAGTGGACTTGGTACCACGTTCGCCCCAGTTTCCGCCATCACCTGATAATGGAGATCCATAACGGTCATTTTGGGTTCGGTAACCTTTACCGGGCACTGCAGCTTCAGCATCGGTTACTTTGACAACCATAAAGTCACCATTTAAGTACCAACGCCAGTCTTGTGAATCGTTAGTAATAGGTTGTCCGGTCATAACCCGACCAAAAGGTGCTCCAGCTCCACCGGGAATACCCTGAACTCCATACGATAATCCTGTATAAATACCGCTTGGTGTTGCTCCACCACCTGAGCCGCCTCGAGCCAGAGTTCCACCATCAATAATCAGGTTTAGTTTACTGTGCCGGTTTAATAAACCTGGTGCACCTTGAAATCCATCACGGCGGGTTTTGGTAAAGTTGTAATCCGGATCCGTTTCCCAAGCGCCAAAGGCCAAATGAGGCAAACCGCCATCTCCACCACGTCCAACAACAGCACCTTTAATCGTTAGATTCACCACCAGATCAGGTGGGAACTCCCCTGTATCTATCGCTGGTAATTCAGTTGCAGCAGGAACGATATACTCTCGTTTTGCAGGACTAGACTTATAGTCGAATTTATAGACAAATCTGGTTTCCGGTCGATAAGAACTTGAGCTTGAAACTAGTGCACCTGCTTCAACTACAAAACTGATTTCTCCAGTCGTTGGCAAATCCCCTCTTTGCATCTGATATAAACGTGCCAGATTAATATCCAGCTGGTCATATCGAATGTAAATCGGTGAATCATCAACCGGCACATCAATAAAGTCCTTGTCATTGAGGTAATAACGTTCATCGTAATTAATTGCAGTAATGGTATTAGAGAACTGGTCAGCCGGTTCTCTTTTTGCAACCAGATAAGGCAGTGAGCCTTTGGTATCGTCATTAACTACGGTGTAGATAGTATTCACAAAGTCATCGGGACTAAGCTTTAAGGCCCCGTTCGGTAAACGCCCTAAAACTACTTTGTTCTTGGCTGAACCCGGCGTAACGGGAATCAGGTCCACGGTACCATCCCCCATTTGCAAATAAATCACATAGCTCTTGCCTGCAATGAAATCTACATCATGGCTTAAGGTGAGGATTAAACCCTCTTGCTGTACCACCTCACCGCTTTGATGAATACCATTGCGATAATCCGCTACAGCAATCCGGTCACGTAGCACAAGCAATTCAGACTCAGGCGCTGCATCAAAGGTGATGGATTTACGCTGGAAGCGAAGTTTGTTCCAAAGCCGGTAAGCATTGAAATGAGCTTGCCACTTGTTCCGTACACCAACTGACTTCACTTCTTTTGGGTTCTTTGCTCCTTTGTCCGGCAAATAGATATTAATACGACTATCGTCGGTCGGATCCGTGTATTCATAGATCAGTCCATCGTAGTCATCCATCACGCCAAAGGTAAGGTCATGCTTGTAACTATCCGGAATGATATTCCTGAAGTTAAACAGCATTACCGAGTTATCAGTTGGCCGTTCAAAATAAAGCTTGAGCTTATTATTTTGACGATATGCAGTACAAAACACTGCATCACAAAGATTGGTAACCAGCTCTTCAAAAGATAGGTTTGTATCATCAATAGTGGTGCAGAACTCTGCCGCTAGTGGAGTACCAAAATAATCAACAATATCGTTATAAGTACGGTAGATGTTTTCTATATCAATCTCTTCGATCGTACGGCGACCAATCTTCTCATCTAGTGCCATTGAGACTAATGCATCAGCAAAGCTTGATGTTGGATATAGCTCTGTTGTCATTGCCCCGTTTTTATAAGTCGGTAACATTCGCTGAAGATCAAAATTGATCTTGCGGGATTTAACTGACAATGCTCCAGTGGTTGCATATGTACGTGCACGGAAAACCGTTTCATGCTCATACGTTGTGCTTTGTAATGGATATGCACCATATAGTGCTTGCCACTTCACATCATCTACTACCGTTGTAACCGCCGGTGTTGGTGTTAAACGGCGTGCGCGGACACTACAGCGACCTTGAAATGTCACCATATCCAGCGTTGCACCAACTGTTTGACGTGACTTTGCTGAACCCTTTAGGATGATCTGCTTCAGCATCGGATTACCAATGGCTGCACCAGATTCATTAACTGGCGTTACTTCAACTTCAATCGTGACGTTTACAGCACCCTGATTTCCACCTGAAGAAACGGTATAAAGTCCATTGGTGGCCACAAAATTACACAGCACCCGGCTACGTTCAACATTGTCCAGAATGAATGGACCAATCCATTTTTCACCTATTGAACTGATCTTTGGTGACAAAGCTGTAGTTTGTTGGTTATTTAACTCTTTAAGCTTTAACCAGTTAGCATTAACGGCCGCCGGATTTGATAACGTCATGCGATCATCAGCTACCGATAGAACGCTGTAAGTGCCGTTTAAATCATAAGTCTGGCCGTTAAACGTGAATGAGGCATTGGTGATTTCTACACGGTCATTACTTACAAACTTAGTGGTTAAATCTGTGTTGTTTGCAGATGCCCGAAGGATCTCGTTTGGATATGCAAAATGAAGATAGTTCGTACCTTCTAAAGACTGCGTATCTGCTGGACGGAGAACTTGGCCATTAACAGAAGTTTGATGCTGAACCGTTAGTGGCGGCGTGGTAATTTCGGTACCAAGCGAGAAATATGGCTCACCCGAGACAATATCAACGCCTGGTCGATAGACTTCTACCGATGCACCGGCAATATCGACAATATTGGTTTCACCGTCATATGCACCGTTAATTTTATAGTGACCACGACCAATACAACCGACAACGTGTTCAACTTCAACGTTATTTTCATAAACTTTGTAAGGCACAGTAATCAGATCAGGGGTATCGTGAGCGGCACCATAAATATCTGCGATACGACCATTTACGCGAGTTTTATTTTCACGGTTTGATAATTCGTTATTTGCAGACGAGGATTGATTGTTATTCTGGTTGGTTTGGGTAATTGATGGTACTGGCATTAATAATGCAACAGCCACACCCATAACTATAGAGGCAACCACTATCCAAGCTAGAGTTATGGGGTCCATACCCTTGGGATTCTCAATTACAATGAAAGTGCCTGGCAAGAAATCGAGCTGCTTTAATTCATATGCATTCTTCGGCGTGACTTCATTCGCAAATGAAATTTCTGCATGATCCATATTGCTTGTGGTATGAAAAATACGGACATGCTCAGGCATATGGTCATATTTTGAAGTAAGCCATTGACCCAAAGTTTCGGCGTGTTCAATTGTTTTGTCTTCGGATAAAGGGTCTTGTTTATAAATAATCTTAATCATAGAAACTCACACGATTAAATCCAAATGCTTGAACGACTTGAATTGGCATCCATGAAACGCCTGATTCCTGCAAATGCAAAATACGCCCCAAACGAAAAAGCCCCACATGTGGGGGCTTGTTTCGGTATCTAGAGTGAAAGGCGACTATGCAGCCTTCCTTAGGCATGGGCAATGGATTTAGTAACTTCAATCTTGATGGCAGAAATACCTTCTCTTTGACGGGCTTCATAAAAAACTCAAGCGCCTCTCCTCGATCAATATCATATAGATCCATTGCAGCTTCATGCGCGAAGTGAACACAGTTGTAGTGTTCCTCGTCATATTGCTTATCGAGCAAATGATCGTGACTCTTCATATAGCCCCCTTCAAACCACTAAAACGATCAAGCGAAAAGATATCTCCAGTCTTCGCAGTATTTAATCGTGGTGATTCAGCCTTGAATGTCACAGCTTTATGATTCATGGCAACACTGGAGAGTTGTAGACCTAGTAGATAAAACATTGGTGTATTCAAGTTATCTGAACTATAAAGGCGGTAATTTACGTTCGGCTTAACATTAGAATATTGCCCCTCAATTACCCGTTCAAACTCATCCGGCAAAATATCACCAAGCCCAGATATTGAAACGGTCAAAGTCTGGTCCAAATCACCGAGCATTCCGGATCTTTGAATTGTCATAGGCAGGTATTCATAAAGCACCTGCCCTTCACCTTCATTGTGCTGAACATACACCCCTCGGTCATCATTACGGACTACCCGGTAAGTATTCATAAAAGAAGGGTGTGAGAGTTCAATACATTCCAGTTGATAAATATCAACTTTTCGATTGAAAAAGAATTCGGCGTATTCGTTATCCATCAGACCTCCCAATCTTTAATTAATGCTATATCTGCAGTAAGGTTAGGCTGGTTTTGAACAACTTCGAGCTGAGCATTTACCCGGTAAAGGTTGCCGTTGACTTCATTGGTCTTGAACGAGTTCGGAATGAAGTTACACAGGTATTGCTGCCGTGCTCCCTGATCAATCACCAGATCCGCATAAAATGAAGCCGGCTTATTCTGGTAGACCCGCCAGAACGCCATCATTTTATTGAAATCGGTTTTACTTAAATTCCAGTTCACATCAACAATGTGGCTATTACGTTTTACATCGATGTAATAGCGACCACGTCCGCCATCCATCTGCTGACGTTTCACATCATCACCCGGTGTTACGCCATAGCCGCTGGTCTGAGGATTTAGCTTTAACTTGTACATAACTTTCCTTCAGGTAATAAAAAACCACCCGAAGGTGGTCATAAAAAATTAACTATTCTTTTTTTTGAAAAGAATTTTATGGCTCTCACTTGTTGTTGAGAAGGTAAAACTTACCTCATCATCATTTAATCCATTTTCATCAAAATCATGCAGACTTATGTTTCCCCACATATCTTCATAACACACTGAAAAAACTTTCATATCGTTTTCTTTGTTTTGAAGCAAATAATAACCGAACTTTTCTTTACATAAAGTATTTGAAATTCCAGCTAATAATAATAAATCGGTTATATTATTTGCACTTTCATATCCAATCCACCTATGAATTTTAAATTTTATTTTTGAATAATCGAGCCCATTAATTTTAAGAGAATTAGTAGTTATGTTTACATTAGGTTGCTGCAAAGTTTTTAAAGAAACCTTAACCTCCCCAATTTCAATTTCTGAACTTTCTTCCATGTTCGCATTTTTAATAAAATCTTCAATTGGTAAATAATCTATTAAATATTTTTCCTCAACAATATAAAAATAATAACTTTTATTAGAAGTACATAAGACTGATATAGACGGATTGATATAAAAATTATCATCATTTCTCTTGTAACGTACCAGTTCACTACCTTGGGAATCACTTGAGAAAGAGAATAATACTCTAGGCGCTCTTCCCCCCATTGATTTGAATTTAGAAAACTTTGCAATTGTTGTCTTAAGCTCAGTTGAATTTAAGGTACTTTTTACCTCAAAAACATACTTGACGGCTTCTAAAGGGACAAACGCAAAGTCATCCTTTAAATAAGGCGGTAGTATTTCATCATCATATATAAAAAAGTCTGTCTCATTAGATTGCTCACCCTTAGAGTTTTCAATAATTCCCTTTGATATATTATATTTTTTAGGAATGATCTCTTTTATTAATGAAGAAAGTGCATTCTCATTTAACCCACCTTTCACACCTTGGTGGATAATTTCTTTATTTACTTCAAAATCACTTTTTAACGCATTAACTTTGGCATTAAATTTTTCGGAGATGACAGTCATAGAAAAACTTTTAAAATTCATAAATTAGTTTCAATAAACTACTAACATTTGCATATAAAAACCACCCCAAAAGGTGGTTTACTAAAACAATATTTAGCTAGTTAAATTAATTAAAAATCTATTTAACATTACGAAATGGGTTTAAGTATATTTTCTTTTCCATCTTCAAAAATCTCTTTCACTACGAACTTGCAGTAGGCTCCATCTTGAAATGGTTCAGTCAGTAAAGCTGGATTCACAAAATCTTTGATCTGTTTAAAACGGATCAATTCATAATTTCCATTTCTTTCCAACTGATAGTCCATTTTTACATCACAACTATACATAGTAGTTGACCCAATAACAGAAGTAAGCCTGAAAGTTAACTTCTTATTTGCGGGTACTTTAAACTCAAAAAACTCTTCACCATTATTTAAACTGATTGTGGGTTTAGGCATATTTAATTTTTTGGGCTCATGCATAGAGCCATACTTTGTTAAATTATTTGAAATCTGCTTAGTTATTAGGTTTTTTGAAATTTTTTCACCCTCATTATTTTGATAAGTAATATAGAACTGCACCATGGGTACATTACTTCTATAAACCCTTAAATTCGCTGTATCACCTGCTATTTCATCTTGATACATATTTGTGGATCTTACGAGATTATTTACCGCAGGAATGGCACATCCCGTAAGGCCTAAAAGTGTTGTAGAAATTACAATTATTTTTTTCATGTCTTAACCATCAATTTTAATGCCAACAGACTCTATCACCTTGAAATTTAAATATTATGAAAATGAACCCTCCGAAAAGGGTTCAAATTATTAAGTACGATTTCTTCTCGCTGTCGTATTCTCAGTCAAAGACCGACTAATGGTTGAGTTTGGATTTGCGATTTGATCACTTACAAGCTTAGGTACCGTTCTTGGAAGCTGCTTATCCAGTTCATCTTTAACAATGATCCGGACTGTTTGCTCGTCCAGTTGTTCGGCTTCAACTGTCGCCCCACTCACCTGATTAATCACTTCAATTTTGAAATTGATTGTCGGTGAAGCAGGCTCAATTGAAGGCATAATCTCAGCTTGAGGGCGTGAAGTACGTCCTAAAGTAAAATCCTGAACATCATCCAGATTTGAACGATCCTGAACTAAACCATTGGATGAGAAGTAGACCTTGCCATCATGGAATAAGTCGGAATTTGCCGAAGAAGCTAACTTAGGTATGTCTCTATTACCTTTATAGATAATCTGAGTATCTTGAACCGGTTGATTAAAGATGTCAGCTTGCTTTTGGCTTTCTATAAAGGCATTAGAGCTCATCAATGCACGGCGCATGACACTATCAGTCGAGGCATTGTTATTGAGAAAAGCTTCAGGGTTTGCACTCTTACGCATTTTCTCAACTAAACCAACACCGCCCCATCTTTTAATGTCTTCTTGGGACCATACAATCTCGCCTTTGTGCACAGCTCCAGCAACTTCATATTTCCCACCTCGACCAGTGTAACCACCATCAGCAAAGCCTTGATCTTTGATTGCCCGGATGTTTGCAATGATGCTTGCACCTTGAGCAACCGCCCCAGCAATCAACGGTAAGTTAAGAGGAAAACCAGCTTTTGAAGCTGCTGCGATGTTTTGCTGAATCGCAATACCTGCAGCTGCAATCGCATAAGCTTTATCAGCGGCAAACATGATTTTGTAAGCTTTAGATTGCTCTCCAAACATTGAACCAAACATCGATGTAAGAGAACCCATCATTTGGCCACCAAGGGCAATTTGAGCATTCAATCGATCTTGGTGATACTTATCTTCAATATCTTGAGCATTCTGAGCATATTCGGCAGCTATCTGATTACGTTGGTCCTGAGCAGCTTGAATGATAGCCGTTTTTTGATTTTCGTAATCCTGCTGCTTAATTAGTCCAGCTTCGAATTGAGCATTCAAACCATCTAAAGAGTTTTGCTCATTCAGGTCGGTAGCAGCAAATTGACTATCTGCTAAATCATTTGCAGCATTTAGACGGCTAAACCTCTCTTGATCCTGTCTGAAAAACTCGCCGGTACCATTCATATCCGCTTGGATACCACCCCAGTTTTGAACAGCATTATTCACTTTATCGCGTGTCTCTTTATCCTGACTGGCTTTAGATAATGCGATTAGCTTTTGTCGCTCTTCTATAGAAAGCTTGGTATTCTTAAGAATTTCCTCCCGTTCGAGTCTGTAACGTTCCTGCATGGCTTGCGTTTCCGAAAGCAATGATAAACGAGCTTGAAACAACCGCTGTTCCTGAGCTAGTTTTAATAACCCTAACTCTTGCTGTTTTTGCTGTTCCAGCAATTCAACGGCTTGCTTCTGCTCAGACTTACTTAATTCAATGTCATGAGCTGCATTGAACTTTTTACGGTTAAAGCTCTCTTCAAGTAACTGTTTTTCAGTTTTCTGGAATTCCTTGTAGTCTTCCAATTTCGTTCTAAGGGCTTGTTTGGCTATAGCAATATCATTATCGGCACGACGATTTATTTCCGCCTTTATTTCTGCAGTACGTTCCGGGCTAAAGTTTGCTTTATCAACATCCTCCAATCTTGCATTTCTATTATTATTAATCCGTCCGACTTCACTAGCCACCTCATTTTCAAGTGACCGTTGCAGATCCTGTTGACGTTCAAGTTGAGATTGAATATCACCAGCTGCTCTATCACTGCCCTTACTCGCACCACCTTTCACCTTGCTCTGCATCTTTGGCGATTGATGAAGCAACTTAAGAGACACTCCATCCTCAAAGATCACTTCACTGACATAACCACCACCCTTGCTGTCATACCATGTCTTGATATCTTTCACGGCGACATTGGTCGTGATCGGTGTGCCTTCAGGCATTGAAAAATCAATACCCTTATGAAATGAAGAAGCCCCTTTAGTTGGGGCTTTTCGTGGACCATAATTAGAACTGATCTTGTAGGAAGTTAAAGGTTTTCCTCCCGCCTGTAATCGAGCTAGATGTTCATTAGAAACTTTCTGACCTGACAATGAGCCACCATAACGGACGTCAAGATGTGGACCAGTACCAATACCGGATTGACCGGAAATACCGACTAGACGCTTAGAAAGTTTTTGCTGATCTCGTAATGCCTTATTTTGCTCTTTAGTTGCATTAGTAGCCTCATCACGAATTGCAGCGATTTTCAAATGCAGTTGCCACTGCTCTTGTAAAATTTGATTCTGCTCTTTTGTTAGAGTGACATCTGGACCAATTTTATTAGTTTTTCGCCATTCTTGAGCAAAATCAGCAAAATCTTTTGCTGTCGCTTCACCAAGCAACTTTTTATTGCGATTGTATGTATTAATCCAATACTGATCATTCAGCATGGATTTGTTTGCATCTTCTCTCAACTTTTTAAGAGCATTAGATTGGTTATTTACTGCATTCGTCACCTCGCCATAAGATTTCGCTAATTCAGTGTTTTTGCCTGTAGCAATATCAATAATTTGATTCTGTTTAACAATTTCTTCACGACTTGACTTAATTGCGGCACCCCACTTAACAGCAAATTCAATCCAATATGGTTCAACTACTTTTTTTGATTCAAGGTTTGCTAATGCCAAAGCCGCACGCTCACCACCAGCTCTCAAATCATCCAAGTACATTGTTAGTGCATTGGCTTGATTGGTTTTGCCTTGTGCTTGTAAATCTTGTATGCCTTGAGATAAACCAATAAAAGCTTGTTTTATTTTTTCAAGTTCATCGCTTTTTAAGTCTTCAGCATCTAATGCTTTTATTTTCAACTGCTCAGCATTTAGTTTAGAGTACTTTTCCCTTAACTCATCAACACTTAAGCCTTGATCATCGAGAGCATCTTTAGCTTTATTTGAGTTACCACTCATCAAAAGAAAACTAGCAGCAACCCCTGCTGCCGCAAAACCCAATCCAACAGGTCCACTCAATATCCCTAATAATCCACGGCCAATACCAATAGATGAGTTTTGAATACCATTTAATTTTTTCTGTGAATTACTATATGCCTCTGTTGTAGCAATAGCTTCTTTCGTCGCTACGTTATAAGCAATCTCAGCAGCTGTTAATCTTTGTACGGCGACTGCACGTGCATTAGCACTAGTTGCAGCGTTGTATTCAGATCTAGCTAGACTTAATTCGGTTAGGGCCAAAGCTGCTGATTGCTTAGCACGCATCGCTTCTACACCAAGCAATTGAACCTGGGATTGAGCCTCCGCAAGCGTTGCTGCTCTGTTTTGGATAGATGCGACAATACTAGCTTGTACAGCAATAGCTTTTGTTGAAATTGCTTTTGTGATATAGCCAATACCAACTACTAAAGCCCCATCAGCAATTAAATCTAAATTACTCGCAAGAGTTTGAATGGATCCAGCCAATACCTGTGCTGCACCACTACCTTTACCCGCCTCGCCAACAAATTTAGTAATCTCGTTGTTGAGCAGCGTCAAAGACTGTCCAATAGTGATATCGGTCTTCGCAAAAAGTGTATCCACATCTTTTTCTACATTTCTAAGTGCTTTTACAATCTCTTGAGATGTAATTTTACCTTCTGCTGCTACTGAACGTAGCTGACCAACTGTAATACCCATACCCTGAGCAATTGCTTTAGCTAATGCTGGGGTTTGCTCCATTACAGAATTAAGTTCTTCTCCACGCAACGTTCCACTAGCCAATGCTTGACCAAATTGAACCAAAGCAGCATCTGCAGCCTGTGCACTTGCTCCACTAATTGCTACAGCTTTAGAAACTGTTTCAGTTAAACGTGCTGTGTCAACCATTGTGAGGTTTAAAGTTTTGGCATTATCACTAAAACGCTGGTAGACCTGTAGAACAGAATCCCATGCTGAATAGGTTTTTTGAGCAATTCGGAAAGTGTCTTCCGTTGCTTTATTTAGTTCAACTTGATTATTAGTGACCAACTTAAGACGGTTTTGTAGTCCAGTATATGTATCCATCTTTGAAATGGCAGAACTTACTGTTACTAGCCCAGCCATATACCCTGCTAGTGCACGAGTAGCTACAGACATCCGGTCCATAGATTTCGAGGCGAAATCCCCTTTTTTGGTGATGCTATCCAATTCAACTGATAAGTCTTGTGCAGTGCGTTTCGCGCGTTCCGAATCAATAGCAATTACTAAGCGAGCTTCTTGAGCCATTTGACTTTCCTTCAGGCAATAAAAAACCACCTTAAGCGGCGGCAATAAATCGAGTCTTAACTAGGTAATACTTTTGGACTTTTCCAAGATCCATGAAGTTATCTCAGCCCCTAGATCTCCATACATCAATAGCTGATAGGCCGATTGAGGCGAATACCGTGTTTCCTTTTCTCCAGCTATTCCTGTTTTTGAAAGTTCAATATTTTCCCAATCCTGTATAAGATGAGTTGCGATAATTCTTGCAAACTCTTGGGCTGATAGCATGGCACTCATTCTAAAAATACTTTTTTTGGTACAAAGCATTTTATAGGCCTTACCAAATTCAGGATCAGAAAAAGGCTTAATCCTAAAACATCCAAAAACTTGATCATTTTTCTTAAAAACAAACCATTTGGATTTATCTGTCATATTTGCTTCCAAAATTTCGGTAATAAAAACCGACCATTGATAGGTCGGTTTTAGGCTTTAATCGCTGCAATGATTTCAGGTAATTTCCAGATTAGAATTGGTATGGAAAACAAAATTAAAAAGGCAATAATTGTCTGCCATAAGCCATACTTTTCAATAGACACTTTCATAAGCTCCACTATTGGTTTAAAATGCTCCATATAGATTTACTTTCCTCTTACTTTCGTCGGTGGGTGGAATGAAAAACCCCAGTAGTTAGCGCTACTGGGGTTTTGTTTTGGGTATTAAAAAACCCACTCGATGAGTGGGTTTTGTTAAGTTGATTTTATTAGTGACGAATCAGACTACCTGAAATTTCAAGTACTCCCATCAATCGACTTGACTCCATCAGTGGGTGAAACCAACGGTCGCCATAATGTTGATTACCTGTTGTGTAGCTTATGGTTTTTAAATCATCACTAATGATTTTTCTATTAAGAGGTCCTCTTAAATCCATTGTTCGAGTGAGTTTTAGAACTGCAATATTGGTTTTAAACGCATATTCAGCTAAGTAGTGACCTTGTTCATTACTAAGCATGTGTATTGCACGATAGATTTTGCTTGTCACAAAGTTTTGGGAAATAATTGCATCTACCAGATCCTTAACCAAACCCAATGTTTCATTATCAAACAAAGAACCTTGAGCCTTCTTCTCTGCACTACTGTACATCGCAATCAGATGATGAACATATTCCACTGCAACAGGAATCATGTCATATGGGATTTCATCAATATGCTGAACATTGAAACGCTGATGAACTAATTTATAAGCATCGCTGTAATTCAAATGCTTAGTTTTAGCTACAAGAAGATTTACAGCATTGGTTAGGGGTTCACGTTCGGATTTGTGGGTTTTGGCAACTGGTGTGCCAACTTCTTTATCTAAAACATCAAGTACCCACTTGCGGAATTGCTTCGCTACAGCAGTACGAGCAAACATGGCTATTAGGTGGCAACCACGTAGTGAGAAAACTCGAACTTTCTTTTTTAAATTTCGTGTTTGTTTCGAGGTCACTGAATCAGTGACCTCGATATTCCCTGCTGTCACGGATTCGATGATTTGAGTCATTGAATCTGTGAACTCATCTTTATTCGCGTTATAAAGATTACTTACAGATTTAACACTTTTATAGCTCAACGCCTGCGCCAACTCACCCGCTGTTAGGTAAATTTGTCCATTATCTCGAACAACAGGGTTAAATTTCACTTCGTTAAAGCTTAATGCTAAACTAGACATGTCTATATCCTCATAAGTGTAGACAAAAGGCTCTGATCTCCGTCGAAAGTTATCAGGGCTTTTTATGACATCAAAATTGATATCACTTGACTATAATTTATAGTGATATTACTCTTGATGTCAAGCATCGAGGAACAAAATATGTCTCAATCAGATTTAATCAGGTTTCCTGCCAGATTAGACCCCCAAATACATAGTGATCTACTTACTTACGTAAAGCAGCAAGGCGGGTCAATTAATACAGCTATTAATAATCTATTGCAGTTTGCACTTAGATACGGCCTTCAAGGTGAAGGTAGCTTGTTAGACTCTTATTTACCCGATTTGAAAACAAACTTAGGTAAAGCTGAATTTATTATTGAGCAATTTATTCATAGTGAAATCTCATCTGAATTTGATGATCTTACCAATGGTCAAAGATATCAGGATTATATTTCAACCAAAATAGAAGAACTTGAACCACATGATAAAAAGCTTCTGGCCGAGTTAGCTGGTTCCTTGGCTAGAAAAAAAGCACCCTAGGGTGCTTTTTTAATTACGATAGCAACCAAATCAACCCGATCAACAATGCTACACCCACCATTAATCCTATTATCCATTCAGATGCTGGATAGCTAAGAATCAAATTATTATCTTTTTTCGAATCAATAACTTTAGTTGGATACTTGGGTTCAGGGTGGCTTGGTTTGACTGTTTTAACTGACTTATTGCTCGGCGGTGGTGGAATGCCTATATGCTCTTTACTGCGAGCAATAGATCTTTGCTTCAAAAAGTTATCATTTACCTTTTTAATTTCCTGTTCGCTTAAATTCCCCTCTTTTGAAGCTACTTCATCATCATCGGGAGACAGAGGGAAGTAGATTTCAACTAAATCTCGAACAGAAATATAGTCACTATTAGGTAGAGCCTTAAGTAATGATAAAAATCTTTTAAACGGCTGTTTTTTATAGGCCCTATTGTAATAAGCCTCTAATTTTTTCTCTAATGTAATAATTGGTCGATTTGCTGTATAAGCCACCTTATAAGTGTAAGATATATTGCTTAAAGCATTCTTATGCTTGCCCTCTAGTCTTAAGACATTTGCCATATCTTCATGTGGTGAGGAGTCTAGAACCAGTGTTTCTGTTTTAGAAAAACCCATCTTACTAGCATGCTTTAAATAGGAATTTTTTTGATCGTTTAAATGTTTCCACGCATCGTCAAAACGCCTTTCTTTAATAGCAATCTGTGCGAGTTTCTTGCTATTAGCGGCTTGCCCCAGATAGTCATCCAATATCATATCTATTCAGCCAATTAAATATACTATGTGATTTAAATAAGTTAGTTTTATCAAATAACTACTACTATTTAAAAAGGCAGCCTAGGGCGCCATGTGATTTGTTTACTTGCAGACTTTTGACCAGACTTCGTTAAAGGTCGTTTGATCTACTTGAGAAGTTTCATTTTCAATTATTGTAAGATCAGGTGTTCCAATAAAACGAACAAAACCTGTATATGCTCCAAAGCTATTTTTTGAATTTACTTCGCCACACATACCATTCATATTTCTAAATTCAGCAGAACCAGGGTCCTTTAATAAGGCCTTCACTGACTCTTGAGCCTTCATTTCTTTGAATGCATTAAGTTCTTGTGCGGTTGGTTCTTTCTTACCACACCCCACTAACCCAAGACCAATTAAACCCGCAGCCAATATTTTTTTCATGAATTTCACCTTTTGTTATAAAGTGTACTAACTTTAACAAACTGGTTACTAAATGTCACATAAAGGAAAACCACCCGAAGGTGGTTTCTATCAAATAAAACTAACTAAGCTATTTCACAATTGGTTTGATGCCATGAATGGTTATTTCCATATGAAAAACTAATTTCACTTGGAACTAATGTTCTTTCTTGATGATTAAGATTTTCAATTAACTGTCTTAATTCACCATCACCTTGTACGTGCTCTTGATATAAAGCACGGAGTAATAAATCTGTTGGTTTTCCAATTAACGAACGACCAGCTTCCCAGTGCCGAATACTAGATTCGCCAACACGTAAAAGCCCCGCAAGATTTTTTTGCGATAAATTTAGCTCTTTACGAAGAAATCTTATTTCTTCACCATTGAGTTCTGGCTTATGAGTTATTAAATATAGGCCTATGGCATTATGGAGTTCATGGACAGATTGGATTGATACCAATTCGCCAAATTCCTCATCATTTTCAATAGTAAAACCATTCTGTAGCCAAATATTACTTAAGCCACATTCTTCATAGTGATACATAATTTAGCCTACTCTTAAAATGTAGTAACTACGACTGAAAGGTCACCGTTCGCGGTCTCTTTAAATGCAACTGTAGCGGTAATATATTCACCAGCAGTACGAACAGAAACATTTGCTTTACAAGTTCCACGAGCATCCAAATATGGTCCCTCAGTGATGTCTCCATGTTCAAAACAGCAAATAATTTGCTTCATGGAGATACAGCGTTCTTTCATTCTTTCTTTTGCATGTGTGGTTAACTTGATTCTGCTAGTATCTCTAGCAGATGCTCTAAGTTTTTGTTTAGCTTCAGTTAATGTTAAACACATACAAGCAAACACCAAGGTTCTCAAAAGAGTAAAAGAATGCTGAACCGTCAAATATTGACGGTAAGGTGATTATTCATCATTTGATAATCACGCGCAATACCTTAAAGGTAATTTTCTGTCAATCCAGATCAAGTATTTTGTAACATCGACTGCGTTATTTTGAGTCGCATTTAAGAGCAACTGCTTAATTGTTTGACGTTTTGACCAAATTGGGCTTTTCAGCCCGGCAATACCCAATTTGGTCACTTACCTTTGCTTTTGGTTGATATCTTCTTATGGCACTCCTCCAAAAACAAATTATCCAAAGCAAAAATACAGTCATTAAAAATATGAGCAGCAACAGGAAAATCATTATGCTCAGCATAGACATTGATAGCCTGCTGGTCTAATGATAACGGGATGCTCTGCTCATAACGTCTGGATCTGCAAATAGTGCTGAATGCCGAAAGAATGGATTCAGCCGCATAAGAATATTCTGGCGGATCCGGAATGTGGCCACCTAAGAATTTGATTTGTTCGATTTCGTGCGGCGTTTTCGACGCATACGCTTTTTGGTATTTGTAGAGCTCGATGACTTTCCCAGAATTAAAGCCTTTTCTTGATCTGCTTCTTCTTGAATCTTCTGTGCCTGCTCTTTGATGAATAACCAGATCGAAATGCCAATGTCACCTAGATTTAGAAGCTTTGATGCATTCTCAGGCGTATAAGGTTTTTCGGACTCAACAGTTTTACCATCTACGATTTCGGCGAAAACCACACCCTTCCAGTCTTCAATTAAATGGGCAGCACATGCATCCATTAACAACTCGTGATAAAGCTTGGCATCTTCATCTTTTACCATTACATCGTAGCCTTTAGACGAGATCTGGTTACCTGCTCGTTCAATAGCTACCTGAAAAGGCTTATAAGCGATACCACGGACTTTGAACTCAGCCTGTACATCGCCATCAGCACCCTTGTATTCACACCATTTTGATACGTCTGAGCTTTTAATAATTCCGACTTTTAAAGCCATAGCAACCTCTAATTTTTAGAAATAAAAAAGCCCATGGGATTCCATAGGCTTTGTTACTGAATAAGTTGATTACACAAGAGCACGTACAATCGTTGGCGCTGTACGAACTTGGGCAAAGTTGATGTCTACTGTAATGATGTCGTCACCACCGCCATCCGGGTGGTTGGCTTCCATGACTTCCAATTGAGGGAAATTGAACGAGTATTTACTGCCTTTGCTGTCTTTAATATCAAAGGTCAGTGTAAATACATCACGGGTTTTAATGGCATCAATCCAACCAGCAGATGTTGAAGAAAACATGAATGAAGCATTTGCTTCGATATCCATCATCTTTTCAATGTAGAACTCTGGTGTGTACTTGCCTGAGCCGATACAACGGATTGCTTCAAGGTTATTGTTAATAGAAATGGTCAAAGACTGTAGACATGCTTTGCCTTGAATTGACTGGCCGTTTACAAGCAAGTTTTCCACGTTCGGCATACTGACAAGCGGACGAGTCGAAGCTGCAACCGGATTCACTACAGGGTTCGTTTGCTGACGAGTAAACGAGCTACCTACTAAACCAAAGTTACCAGTGATCTTCCCGGTTGTTTGAATGGTAATTTCACCAGAATTAACCTGTACTCCACGATAAATAAAGACTTGGCCAACATCTTCGAAAACTTTAACCAGCGTTAATGACTTACGTACCGTACCACCAAAACTTAAAGCGTTACCCGCCCAATTATTGAAGGCTAAAGCACTTAGGAATAGATCAAATGTTCCAAGTGATAATTCAAACTCTAACTGCCCTGCCACTTCGGCTTCAGTAACTACCCCGCCTTGTCGATAGCGTGAATCCACTACTTCACTGCTTTCTTCAGTAGATACGTTTTCTGATAAGCCATCGGTTACACGGCGAACTGTGTACCAAATTGGGTTTGCTGGAGTCGTCCCTAATACTGCTTCTTCACAAGCATATAATCGAATTTTTGCGCCTGAACTCATTTATAGTTCTCCAAAATTTAGGCATAAAAAAACCCGCTTCATGAGCGGGTCGTTAAAAATAGAGGGCGTAAAAAAACCCGCTAAATTAGCGGGTCCTTACTGGGTTTCTTCTGAGAGATCTGGCGGAGCTATACCAACCATGGCGGCAGCTACGGCTTCGGATAAATTGGTTGGCTGAAACTCAAAAGGTGTTTCAGTTGTCGGTGGCTCAGGCTCTGGTTCAGGTTCTTCATGCAAGCGAATATCAATCCAGCGACCTTCTGGAATATCTATAGGTAATTCCAAGTCTGCAACAACTGCAGCAAGTTCAAAATCAAACTTACGTTTATAAGTCTTAATAGATAGATCACCGTTTTCCAATGTGTCATACACCACAGCTACGATCGTGTTTCCATTTGCGTCTTTGGGTACTTCGATGTACCAACCTTCTTGGGCAAAGCCTAAAGAGCCTTTAAGTAAATAATCGCCTACATCAACTTTCTTAAATTCAATCGGCTGTTTTTCTGCATCACTATTGAGTTCGATATGGTCGTTAAACAACTTAACTACTGGTGAGGCTGATTTTAAGAATCCGTTTGCATCAACTGATGTATTGAAGCTGGTCTTTAAATGCCCCCATGTAGACCAAGCATCAGATCCCGCACCATAACGGTAAGACATTTGATGACCAGAGACACCTTTAAATAGTTGCCATGAATAAGTACCAATCGAATCATTCGCTTGGTAACCCATAAGGGTTCCGTAACGCATTGGCATTAATAGAGGATTTGATGTACTTCCCCCTTGCCAGTCACCATGGGCGATGTTCACTAAACGATTTAGACCCAGAACCGTTACCCATTGTGAAACTTGTGATTTATCAAAAAGAGAAGCTACAACGTTTGCTGAATAACCCAAAACACCTGCATCACCCAAACCTAATGCAACTTTCGCACTAATTGCGGAGTTTCCACCCGTTCCACCTTGCGCAACTGAAAGTGGAGTAGCTAAACCTTTCATTTCAGTAATGTCAGTATTTACACCTTTTTCAGCAGCACCAAGATTATTTCGCGCTTCTGCTGCAGTGGTTGCCCCTGTACCACCTTGAGAGATTGTCGCTGTTCCTTGGACTTGCGAAAAGTTGGGTGCTAGATTGGGAATGCCAGAAGCGAATGGCAGCATAAATTGCCGCTTGCCCTGAGCTGAGTTCAACTGGAACGGTCGATGGTCCCAATTAAATTTAAATACAAGATTTGCCATTATGCTGTTACTCCGTCAATCACTTGGAAAGTCAAAGTTTCGGTGTGTTGAGTGTTGCCGCTTACTACCGCTTTAATATCCATTTGATACAAACCAACAGGCCAAGCAGCTGTGCTTGCTCCAGATTTCACATTAAGCCAACCCTTTTGTGTGCTCTGGCTTAATGCTGCACAAGTCAATGTAGCTACCACTGCTCCATCCGCCAACGATTTAACTTGCGATGTGAATGTATAGCCTGTCAGATCGATGGCACGGCGAACATCATCGGGTGGATATTGCAAAGTTTCATCCATATCAACTAGCTGAAGATTTAAGTTGAAAGTGTCACCACGCTTAAAAACAAAATTGCTCATAAGTGATTCCTATAGACATAAAAAACCACCGATGAGGTGGTAGTGAATAAGACATAAAATACCTCTCAAAATGGAGGTCTCATAATTCAAATTAGTTAATATCTAGGTTTATATCTCTTGTTTCCTCCACTCGTAATACAGTAGTGCCCACCTCTAGGACCCACGCAATAATCCACCACAGCACATGAACAATCACTATCGTAGTAGGTTTTTTTCTGTTTTCTTTCAGAATGATGAGGATGAGATTTTAAGGCCTGATAATTATTTGACGTGGTTGATCGAGACTTTTGTTTAAAGCAACCATCCGTTTCACATAATAGCTTTGTTGATAACCACTGAGGTGATGAGGAATTTAAGGAAATACGTGCCCAGTTTCCTTTCGTCTCATAAATATCAACTTTTTCTCCACGTCCTAACTTGCCTACTACGTGACCGTTTGGTTTATCTCTAATATTTAAAGAATTAGTGTTAATATATTTTGATTCGATAACTTCCTCTACTGCACTCTGTGCATTTTCTGAATCTGAAGTTTGTTTTGGAGAGTTATCATTGCCTGAACCAAAAATCCCTAAAGCTACTAATCCTGCGGCACCCCAGCCTAAAGTTGATTTTTTCATGTTTTACCATTTGTTATAAATTTCTATTACTGTAACAGAATGTAATCACAAATGATAATATGCTGAGGTCCTTAAAAATAATCGCCTTGCAGAAGCTTTTTCTTGAACTCAAAGCTCATTATCTAAATCGACACTTACTCCAGTAACAACGTTATGTTTAGGCCCTCCGAGACTAACAACATTAGCCAAGCGTATATTCACATCAGAAACACATAGCTTGTTTTCAGATTGCCATTTGCTCAACTCAACAGACATAACATCTTCAAGATGTCTTTCCAGTTCTTGCCGTTTAATTTCGATTTCTTCTAAAGTCAGCATACATGACATATCAATTCACCTTGTACCCAATGGTCACATTATACTGAATGAAATCAGCATCTTGGCCGACAAAAATTGATTGTCCTTGCAAACATTCTAGATGATCGATTGAGTAATATTCAAAATGGGCAAGCAAAGCATCACTCAGTTTTGTGATTTCCATTATTCCTGAATTGGGACGAGCAAAGCATTGGACCATAATATTACCGGTACGGCGTGTACAAGGATTATCAGCAATGCCTGAAATAAAACTTGGACCGCCCGCAATCGTTAAGCGACACCACAAACCTTCCTTTGGAACCTTAAAGCCTGGTAAATTTGGATACTGGATTCTATCCTGGGAAATACTAGTAAAGCTTTGCATACGTTCGGCAATTGCTTGCCTCGCCTGCTCTAAAGTCATTGCCATATTAGCCGCCATACTTCTGAGAAATAAAGGTAAAGGTGGTGTTGTAAATTCCTTGCGGCGCTTGATCAGACCAACCGTTTTCTAAGCGCTCAGCATAAGGTTGGTTATTCTGTATGTAGACCAAATTGCCCAATTTAATCTTTACAGCTTGAATAGCAGCATCTTGAATTGGGTTAGTTTCAGGTCCACGTATGTCATAGTCACCAGATCCAACCGAAACAATATGTGAAGCACGGTATGCTCCAGTATCGACGGGACTTAAATTAACTAAGGATTGCACAGTATCCATGACAATATTCTTCACATGGTCTTCTGCCGCTTTAGACACATCAAGACTAAAACTAGTCGGCTTTTTCCCCTTCCACCCCATGACTTTTAACCTCGCTTTCCTCATACATCTTAAAGAGATCCTGAGCGATCGCCTGAATTGAATAAGCTTCAAACTCAGAGCTCGGTTCTCGTTCACCCATGAGCTTTTTAATCTTTTGCCAGACATGAACAGCTTCATGTAAAAGCAATCCATACACTTCAATTTGATTTCTTTCTGAAGTATCACCAAGCTGAACAACTGCATAAGCACCATCAAAATAGTAACTGACTTGAGCTGCTGCACCTTCAACAGATAAGAACGGATCAACCTTGCTCATGTCCTCGAATAACAGATCCATATGAAGCTGATTTCGAGCTAATGTATATTGAACATGTTGGAAGGGAGAGATATGCCATTCAGGAACATAATCTGTGCTTATCATTTAAACTCCAAAATTTCGCCCATAAAAAAACCGCCTGATTGGCGGTATTTTTTAATTTGGTTTTACTTCAGCTAATAACTTTCCAAGCTTATCTTTTACATCCTCTATATCTGGTACATTTCCAGACCGAAGATCATTTCCAAAATCATTAACTGCACCTAGAAGAGCATATAAAATAAAACGGCTTGTATTAACGACAAAAAAACTTGGATAATTAAATTCTGGATTTATATCCTCTTGATGTTTCAAATTATCTAAAAAAAATAATTGTCTAGAAACTTTCTGATTGACGATGTCACGCGAAATAGATGAATGATTATGAAGCATTCCATTTCTTGATGCCCATATCTCTTCAGGCGTTATTTGGGGGTAATACTTGATAAAATACTTTTTCACCCAAGATTTAAAATAAACATTAACTTGACTTTCGGAACCACTAATTAGCCAAGCGAGCTGATCAATTAAAATATAAGTACAATATTTTGCTTGAGCGTCAAATTGATTGTCATATAAAAAGCTTTATCCCATTTAAAGATTGCTGAATATGTCGATCTAAATTACTTAAATCAATAGTTTGTGTCATGTTTAATATTAACTTTTATAAAAAATCAAAATATTAATATAACAAAGAAGCTTCATAAACACTTAAACTTTCCTCAACTGACATTTCCAAATAGTTGCAGCTGGATCCTGTTTAATATGAATTACCCGGAATGAACCTAAGGATGTTAACCATTCATCATCAATTTTTGGAGTCATAGTTACTTCATTCTGCAGCACTGTAGCCTTTTTATCTGTGGCCAGTACTCCAAGCGTCTCAATCTCATATTGACTGTATGAGCCAAAAAGTACACCTCGGCCAGAATAGTTTTCTTTAACTTCAACATATGTTTCAGTTTTAGGATCCCAATTGGTTTTTGAGATCCGCTCACAAGTAAAGGTATGAACGGCGTCCGCCAGATCAACATTAAATGCTTCAGCAATGTCTGCCTGAATTTCGTCACGTAAGCCCATATCATGCCCTGTAAAGTGGTATGCCAAAGCCATTAAAACTTGCATTTGGATCTTTCAAATCAAGCGAATCAATATAATCAATTGCTATCTGTTCAAAGCTAGAAATCGCTTCAGTACCTTCTTGATACTCTTTTTCAGATTCGACTGAATCAGCTTTAACTTTCTTTCGTTTAAGCAACTGCTCTTTGCCGTTATAAATTACTTTGGCCAGAATTCCTTTGATAATTTCACAAGCCGCGTCTTTAAGAAGTGGATCAATTGGATCTGGTACAAAACCAATTCTGTTTTTCATCCATACATTAGCCAGCTTTACCAGACGAGCTTTATCACTGTCTGGTGCAAAATCGCTGCCCAAAATTGAATTTGCGTCATCTACAGTAATAAAGCTCATTGCATTATTCCTTAGGGATTAATTTAAGAAGTTCTGCTTTTGTTGCTGACGGCTTGTAACCAATATTTTTACTAGCCAAATACTCTTTTAATTGATCACTCTGTACACGACAAATTTCACAGAACCCTTATCCTATCAGGATTCTGCCTTCTTAAAATTGCCAAAATTTCCTTAAACTCTTCTTTTTTCCCAAAACCAATTAAACGCTGAATCGCCATTTGAACATAGTCTAAACCATAGCGAAATAAACTCATTGAGAGTCGTCCATGCTTCTTTATTTTTATCGCTTTTTTTTGATCATGTTGCCATTCACCCGTTAAGTAACACCAACAGAAGCTTATAGCTAACACCGCAATCAATTTTTTCACTCGTCTAGGGTCTGTCAAGCGCGTATTTTCAAGATTAAACCCGCGTCCTTTGAGACAACTGAATAAGGTTTCAATTTCCCAGCGTAATGCATAATCCTGAATAGCATTGGCATTAAACTGAGGAGAAACGACGAGTAAAAGCTCTCCATTTTCTAACTGTAGTGCACTTATATATAGTTTCACCCGACCAACCAAAATCCGTCGTTTACGACATTCAATTTGACCAACTTTAAGATGGCGAAATAAATCACTAATTTTATGATTCTTTCCTAAATGATTGGTGACAATGAAGTTTTTTAACACGAATGCAGAAGTTGATGTCTTGTTCAATTAACCATGTAAACCACTGCTCACCGATAAACTCTCTGTCTGCGAACACATTCACAATACGGTCTTTACCAAAATGGCTATAAAGCGTTGAATCAAAGCAATGCGCTCTTTCGTATCTGAATTTCCACGTTTATTAAGCAATGTCCAAAGGATAGGTATCGCTATTCCACGATAAACGATTGCGAGCATCAGGATATTAATATTTCGTTTTCCCCATTTCCAATTGGTTCTATCTAAAGTCAGTTGCACTTGGTCGAATGAAAACATATTGAAAATCAACTGAGAAATTTGACGATAATCAAAATACTGACCTGCAAAGAAGCGCTGCATACGTCGATAAAATGATTGTGGTAAGCACTTGATGGGCAAGGCTTTAGATGCAGAAGAAAGATTACATGTTTGCTTTAAAATAATCACAAGCATGATGAGCGCAAAGCACTTTAAATGTGACTTGTTCCATTTTAGAGATTTGTTTAAGATAAGATATAACTCATTGAGATGTGTCATAGTATTCGTCGTTAGAAAACAATTATTATGACATTATTTCAATGAGTTATCTATTTTTGTCGTGTACAGAGAATTGATCATTTGACCAGTTTTCAAAATCATTAGCTGCCGTTTCTGTAGCTGGGTTTTCTGCCGATTTTCCAGCTTCCAATTCAACAATACGTGCTTGCATTGCGGGAATATCGTTTTTAAAAGCTTCAAATTCAGTTTTTATACCGACCACTTGAGCTTCAGCATCTTTGAGAGCTTTATCTGCTAAGACTGCTGCATCTTTTAATCGTGAATTCTCAGATAACAACTCTGACTGGTTACCACCAGCCTGCTCTAAGATGGCAATTTTTTGCTTAAGCTGAGTGTTTTCTTCGACGACCTTTTCACATTCTGCTTTTGCATCATCAATCACAGCTTGAAGTTCAGGGGTGACTCCTACCTCGACATTTACCGTGGCCAAAGTCATTTTTTGTGGCTCTTCCAACTTACGAACTTCAACTGGAACTTCTAAAGATTCGTAATCCTTTTGAATCTTTGGATAATTACCGTAAATAATTACCTCTTTTGCTTTCAAATTTGGGTTTTCATAATAGTCAGGGTTAGCAATAATGCCCGTCTCTAATGCAGCAGCTGCTGCAATGCGTGTATAGATAATCTTCATGGCGCTTTTCTCTTAATAATAAAAAGAGGGCTTATTAGCCCCCTTAGGTTTTAATTTTTAGGTTTTAACCAGTTGTCGCTGTACCTGATAAATCAAGTAAGGTACCTGCTGTCATTTTGTTGCTGGTTGCATATTTAATCCAGTTAGCGCTTGAACCAAGTAATGTAAGGTCAGGATTTTCACCTTTCGATGTATCCCAACTATAACCAAGAATATCTAGGTTAAATGCACCTTCAGCACGCATACCGATTGCTAAGTTTTCTTCATCATTGATGTCATAAGCTCGGAAGCCCGGTACTTGTGATTCAGTTACTGTTACAGCACCATACTGCAAGCCAAAAGCATCGTTATCACCTACAGCATCCGTCACCAATACCGGCTTTCCTAAGGTTCCTGGTAAACCACCATAGATAACGATTTCAGATTCACCGTAAATTTGCTTAGTGATAGCATCATCGACAATATCGAAATATGTATCTGAGTTCATCACCCATAAGCCAATTCGGCCAAACTTATCACCAAACTTTCGCATACCACGAGTTAATGCTTTGCGGCCATCAACAACGATACTTCCTTTCGCAACCATATCGGGATTACTAGAAATAGCAGCTTTTAAAGAAGCTAAACTGTACTCTAATCGGCCTGCAACCAATGCATCTGCAAGATCGTAACCAACAACCATAGCAAATTCTTCTGGTGTACGAGCACGGCGCTTAAATGCCTCTTCAGTTGATGCATAAGGACCATATTTATATGGAATTTTTACACCTACAGACTCACCTGCACCGATTTTTCCGGAGTTACTTTTGCATTGGAGTTCACATCGCGATGTTTAATGCTACCACCAACTTTGTAGAATGCATTTTTATTGAAGTCACCTTGAATGATTTCATTACGATAAATAATCGCACCATTGGAAGCTTCATTAAAAACATTCAAATTGTCTTGTAATCGTTCTAAATAGGCTGTTTGAGCCAGTTGGTTGTAGATGATCATGTCGGAATTAACTGTCGTAGTCATAACTACTTATCTCCAAATATTTAATGATTAGTTCGGTAGTTTTAGGAAGGCATCATTGCCATGTTCTTTGATGTAATCTGCTTTCTGAGAAACAGACATTTCACTGCGTTTCATTCCAGTAGGTGCTCCACCTTTGCCCCCACCTTGAAAACCACCACCAGTTCCTTTACCACCTTTAAGAATTAAGTCTTTATGCTGGTATCCACCAACCAATGACTCTAAAGCTTCATCAACATTTGCAAGTTCACCGGGCGGACACGTGAATAAATCTTTTCGCCGTTCGGATCATATGCAACCACCTTGCCTTCTTCGATTTTGAAGTGATGACCAAAGGTTGCCTGAACCATGTCCACAGGTACTGCAATGTTGTCTTGAATGTACTTAGAACGAGCAAAACCACCGCCGATAAGTTCTTTATGTAAAGAGGCTTCTAGAGCATCACGTTGCGCAACAATCGGGGCATATTTTTCCTCAACTGCTTTGATAGCTTCAGCTTTAACTTTCTCAACTTCACCGGCATCCACCAGCTTTTTATCGTCGAGATTTTGGATTGTTTGTAATGCCTTTTTAGCTGCCGCTGGGTCTTCGATTCCATCAAAAGCTTTTAATGCTTTTTCGGCTGCTTCTTTGGCTTCACGATGTGTTTTAGCTTCATTGTTTAAGCGTGCAATTGTTGCTACCGAGTGTGGTGCATCATGTGGCATTTCTTTGCCGTCATCATGAATATAGATCGGCTTATCACCGTCTACTTCCGCATAAACTTTACCGTCGATTGTTACTGTTTTAAGTTTCATTGGTCATCCAACCTATATATACAAAATGGGCATCCGCCCGGATTCGCCGTTAGCATCCGCTTTCGGCAGGCAATAAAAAAGCGCCCTTTAGGACGCTTCATTTCTATAAATGATTATTTACTTAAAGCTTGGCGTACAAATGCATCTTTTGCTTCAAGTAGCTTTCTTAATCCTGTGGATTTTTCAGGCCCGTCAGGAAGTTGCTCATCCATTTGCCGAGCTAAATCACCAATTGGCTTACTAACTTGCTGCAAATGTTCAGGTAAATGTTCATATTGGAAATATTGGATAATAGGGCTTGGCATTTTCTTCTCGCAAAAAAAGCACCCGAAGGTGCTATGGTTAAAAATTAAGTTCTATTTGATGAGTGCAATTGCTTTTAATCTTTCAAAAATAAAACCATAAATTGCCATGGCTTGAAACCTTAATTTGAAGAAATGGCACCAGAATTCATTTTGTGCTCAGAATATATTGAGCATCCGACATATTGATTTGCTTTTCAGACATTTGTAGTACCTTTCGCTACATTTGCTTTGTTTGAGTCGGCCTTGGTTCATCACTCACTAAGCGAACACCATGAGCACCATATGCTTCAAAAGTTACAGTAATTGTTGCGGGTCCATTTAAGGCATCAGAATTCATCTGTACTGCTCTTTGTCCAGCTAGAGGTTGTCCAGTTTCTTCATCACAAATAACCAGATAACCTTTCAAAGTAGGGTGACGCTTTAGCACTAAATGTCTTGACTCACTCATAATCCCAACTCCTTAAAGGTTTGCCCATCCAACTTTCGAAGTTGGTCCAATGTGTATAACCGCCCCTCTGGATCAAAGAACTTATCAAAATCAAATTTCCCATCTTTATAGAGCTTAAAGCGCTTTGGCCCTAGCCACTCCCTTTGAAAGAAATCATCTGTTTTCTTAAAGAACTCTTTGAATGTGGTGTTTGCATCTAACTGTCCTATTAACTGGTTTCGCTCTTCTTTGGGGATGTCTTTAACTCTACGTTCGTCCATTACAAATGGCCGTTCGCCAACAAGTTGACCGTCCTTCTCGACCGGAACCAAGATACTGCGACAGTTAGGATGTAACGGCGGCACTCGCTTTGCCGGATCATTTATTTCCCACACTGAACCATCTAATGAAGCGCAAAGCTTAGAAGTTCGTCCATCTAAAACGCTAACAAATCGGACATATTCAAAGCCAATTTGGTTGAAGCTATTTAGATAGGCTTGATTAGCTACATGACTTCGCACAGTTCTTACCGTTCGCTCAATATCAGTTTTGGTACCATTTAAGATCCCATCTTCATAGTTAAGCCGTTTGGTACCACGAATACGCTGAACAATTTCTTGGTTAGTTTTGCCTGAATTAATACCATCTCGAATTGCATACTCAACCTTTTGACGGGCACTTTCAGCAATTCTTGAAAGCAGATCATCGACAAGAGCGCCACCTGCCAACGGAACTTTTTTAGCGGATAAGAATAGTTTTTCCCCATCAGGCTTATTAATTTTTGCTCCATAGAGCTTAGCTACGTAATTGGCCTCATAAACAGCCAGCGCCGTAGCAGAAACGGCAAAAGCTTCAGGTAATGCTAAATTAACACTGGCAAACCATTGGGCAATCAAATCCCTAATTTCCCTTAAATTTGAAGTTGTATATTTACCACCAGCTAAAGCAACTTTCTCCGACTCATTAAGCTCATCCAATAAATCCCGAAGCTTAGATAGCATCTTGCTCGTATCATCATTGAATAAAGCCAATAACTCATTTACCGTTTTTGATGAAGCACGATAAAGATAGGCCTGGTGCTGAGTGAGTGCTTCAAATAGTTTTTGATATCTGTTGCCATCTCACTCTACCTTTTGATTTAAAGTCCCATCTTGCTCTGCTTCAACATTCTGTAGCTCTTCTTCATATTTTTGTTTAGGGAACATACCTGTTTGGTTGTATTCCCACCATGATTTAAATGAAGATCGGCCTTGTAGAGCTGCTTCAAATAACTGTCGAGCTAACTCAGCTAAATAACCCTGTTTGTTAAATTCTTGACTGATTTCGAACATCAAATCATCTTTAGTTAGAACATCCACATTAGGCGTTACAAACTTAGCAGCCCATCGTAATGCTGCTGACAAGGCTTCATTCATATTAACGACACAGAGCGAAAGAACTGAATGCTGAACGGCGTCATCACTATTTGCCTCTGTAGCAGTCTTTTTGCTTCCAGAACCCTTCTCGATTAAACGTGCCCCCATCTCCTTCATTTTTTCCCACTTGTCTTTCATGGCTTCCCGGGCAAGAGTATTAGGGTCGGCTTGTACAATTCCTAAACCACCATTTTCAGGTAAAGGCAAAAGTACTTTCGCTCCAATGTAGATGCCACGTTTCTTGGCTTGGTCATACCACTCCCAATTAACACCCTTCGCATAATATTGAGGTTGCCCCATATAAAAAACGGACTCTTGAAAGTCCGCACTGTCTCTGTAATGGGCTAAATTGAGATTAGCCAAAGGAAGTAATGGTGGCTTTTTAATCTCTTCTGAATTATCAATTGCACCTACAAATGTAAAAGGTATATAGGTCCAGAAATTCCCGTTGTAATCTGTTGGAAACTTCTTCTCTCCGCCAACCCAGTTACCCTTTTCACCCTTTGTGTACACCTGAACGGAATAAATATATTCCCCATTTCCCTCTTGCTCTAAACGAAGTACACGATATTGCTCTTGTTCGGTTTTACTAAATCCATCAGCACCGCGCTCAGACCTAAATTCACGGATAACTACGAGACAAAGTTTTTTCTGGTTATCGACCATTACTGAATCCCAATTCACTACATCTATGGCATTCAATAAATGAATCATTGGATAGGCTTTTTGCGCTTTAAATTCCGCTAGATTACGAGCTGGTGGCACATCAGGATAATCAACATATAAAGCACAACGATAATGCTTCAATAAGTGGCGAATTCCATTTTGAGCCAATTGATAAGCACTAATGCCTGCTCCATTCGCATTACGTTCTAAATGAGCAAGCTCGGGAGGAAATTTAAAACTTGGATCTGTTGCAAAAGCTGCTCCAACTAAACTATTTGATGTCGTCCCTGTTACTTCATAAAAGACTGCACGGGTAAGATAAGCCTCATAAGCACTTTTATTTGCAGGTGACTTATCATGTGCATTTGGCATCGGCAAATATTTTTCACATTTAGCCTTAACTGCATCCTCACCTTCACAAACATCATCAAGTTTTTGCCAGTATGGCAAGTTTTTAACATATTCAGGATGTTGAAAAGTTACATCACTCATCGTGCAAATCCCATATCAGCAAAGAAGGCTTCAAAACCTTCATGTAATTCATTAAACGCATCTGAGGCTGCATCCACTTGGTCATCATGTGTACCGTTAGGAAAATGACGAAGCTCATCAATAAAGTCCTTATTCCATTCACCTTTGAGCATACGTACATTTCCTACGTTAACTTGGGCCGCAAATGGTTGTGCCCGTGTAAGCTTGTCACCTGAAATTGGTTTGGCTATCACGCTATAACCCGCAAGAAGCTTTACAAATGAACTAGCTTGCGATTTACCAGCTTGACCAGGGTCTTGTGGTAGGCGCACAGAAACTTTTTTCCCATCTATTTTTGCTGTTTGTTCTAAGCGCTTATTCACATTGTCAGGGCCAAGCTGTCCTCTTGTAACATCGACAATGTAAGTAAAACCATCTGCACCAAGAGCTTCTCGCACACCTGCTGTAAAGTCGCCTTCATTCTCTGTAGCGCCAAAATCCCATGCCCTTACTTGCTTCACTACATCTGCAGGCAAAGCATCAACAATTTGAATATTGTCGGGCTTAAAAAAACCGCCTGCTGGCGGTGATGGCATTTGTCGGTACTGCCCGGCAAAACATACGGCGCAGCTTGCTCCATTTGCCTTAACTTTTGGATATTGTGTTTTGCTGGCCACAGTGCGGATCCGTCTTCCTGAATAGCAGAAAGACATAGATGCTCCCAAACCTCACCGTTTCCACCAGCTACAGGAACGCCGTCTTTTCTATCACCTAGCAGCCATCCTGCCAAATCATCTTCATGAAGACGCTGCATAATGACAATAATTGGTGTTTCCGGTGAGTTAGTACGAGACTCGAGAGTATTTTGGAACCAGTCAATTACACCTTCACGGATAGTTTTTGATTTGGCTTCATCGGCCTTATGCGGGTCATCAATGATGATGCAACCACCAAAGCCTTCACGCATTTTGCCTGCACCAAAACCTGTAATGGTACCGCCAGTACCAGTCGCATAGCAGACTCCGCCTGCATCTGTGCGCCAGAAATCCTTAGCTTTACTATCCTCACGTAACTTAAGATCAGGAAAGACCTTTTTATAAGCCTTTTCTTGAACCATATTACGAGTCTGAAATGCATTATTTGCGGCAAGCATGGCCGAATAACTGATATGAATAAATTCCGAGTCTGGATTTTTTCCAAAACACCATGACATGAAATTAATAACTGCTATTTCTGTTTTAGAGTAACGAGGTGGAACGTTGATAATCAACCGCTTAATTTCACCACGATAGACTTTCATCAAAGCTTCGCAGATTTCTAAGTGGTGCCAGTTCTGCATCCATTTATAACCACGGCGCTCCTTAAACATGTACCTTGTGAAGAAATATAAATCTTCTTGCGCCTCGATCCGGATGGCTTTATCCCGAGCCGGATCAGTACTCATCTAAGACCTCCTTCCGCGCTTTTAAATAATCTTCCACTGGAACTGGAATTTCTGAATTAACCGTTTGGACTGGTCCGCCGTCCTTACCTGTTATTTCTTGGCGATTAGTAAACTGTCCACCAATATCTTTAGCAGCTTGCTCTAGAATCTTTAAAACTGTTTTGACGTTTCTCGTCCGCTCCAGTTGTTTTTGATATTGCTTTAATCGGTAATACTTACTAGCAATTGGAATATCAATTAAGCCCTTGTCAAACTCTTCTCTGGTTTTCTCAAATAGTTCGACATACTTTTTGCTTAAGTTCTTACCAGCAACTTTTGTAGGGTCATAAGTTGCAACTTGAACACGATCTATATCAACGCCAAACTCTTGTTTTACGAGTTCAGCCACTTCTTGAGGTGTATCACGACAAGCAAGAGACTGAACTATAAAGATTTTCACAGGCTCTTTTAGTGTCGCCATAACTTCCTCATCGTATAACTACGTATAACAAAATGGGCAAAAAAAAGAGCCATTAGGCTCAATTGATTACGCAGTTTCCGCAGCATTTTGAAATATCAAGATTCGAAACAAACGGCGGATTCTTTGCGACTTCAATAAGTCGCTTAACATTTTTGCTTGGTCCATAACGTTTAACTACGCCAATAAACTCTTCAACGTCATGACCTGCAAGATAGTGCTTAGGAAGACCAGAACTATCGCTATAAACAATTTCTCCGTCCTCGTCTCTCATCACTCCAATGTGGTAAAGCTCATGTTCAAGTAAGTAACAGAACTCTGTATCGTTTGCACGCTCACAGAAAGAAGCGTCGACAGTTATTAAATAAGTAGGTACAAAACCAAACCAATCACGCATCTGTTGCTCTTGTCGAGCTTTACGCCAGCCACCAACATTGAACATGACTTTTTCGCACTGGCCTAACACCATAGCTTGCTTGCTTTTATATGCAGAAGAGGCCCACGCGAATGCTAAAAACTCGTCATTATCATGAAGCAGCTCAGCAATATGATCATGATCTGGATTATAAATAGGACCCCCAATAGTTAAGTAATTAGCCACAACCCATTTCTTTAGGTCTGGAGCCGGTAGTAAACGAATTGCTTCCTCTTCATCTGCTTGGTCTATAAAATCAGTTGGAGGAAATGGTCTGATCTGATCCATTAAATATTTGCCTCTTTAAATTTTTAAGCCATTGGCTAGCGAAATGAGCTTGGATCTGCAATGGACCATATTCATTAATCTTAAATCTTGGTGCTGCCTCTAACCGAACAACGGTATATCCCATTTCTTCAGCAACATCGTAACGGTCCAAACTCCACGCCTTTGTTGCCAGCTTGCCCTTTCGCCCACCAGACCAAGGTCCACCAGCAATTTCAACTAAAATACGATATTCAATTAAATGAAAATCAAAACGCCAATGCTTAGTAGACTTAAACTGGAATTTCTTTTCGTACTTAATTTCCAGATTATCCAAAGCTTGAGTAAATTCTTCTTCAGCCTCCAAGTATTTTTGAGTAGCTTTAGGTAGTAGTCTACTCTTGGATTTGGTTTTAGGTCCTTTTTTTCTTGTGATGCCATAATATTCTGTGACCTCCATAGTGCACCCATTAAAAACCTCCTATAGGAGGTTCATTTTCATTGATACTTAATCAAATAATGATCAATATTGAAGTATTTCTTTATATAAGCATTTGCCTGAATTCCTTCATCAAACTTCACTTCAATAGATTTCATACTTGGAGCTTTTGTAGTACTTTGTTGAGTTGGCCCATGATCCTTTAAAGTAATATTAATAACATAAGAACCTGACTCTTTACCAAATGAAGCTCCAAAGACCTCATCTGCATTAATACACTTTCCATTTTTTAAATCGATAAACATAGCTACACCCTTTTTTGTGTGAAGTTATAAATTATTCTTTTAAAACAAAAAATAATAGCTTATTTAAAAACTTATTTTTTGATATAATTCAGAAACTTAAAATGTAAAGTATTTCTTTATATTTTACACGACCGCCCTAACTCTTTATGAATTTTAAGCCAATTTAATTTTTAGAGGCCAAAAAATCGCTCATCTAATTGAGTGATCTGTTCTGTAGATAATCCTTTCGTTGTACAGCTTCCCAAATGATTTAGATCTAATTGAAGCTGTCTTATCTCTTGCGTGATTTTTTGAAACTCAGTTATAAACACTCCAAGTAGGAAATAAAAAACCCACTTATTGAGTGGGTTTCACTTAACTATATTGTTTTTAAAGTCGATCTTCATCGACTACTTCATTTCCAACTGAATCAGCTGTAAATGTGATTGATTGAGCGTCAGTTTCATTTTCTGGATTTTGTAAATTCATTAACCGCTGAATTTTCTCACCAGTGTTAGGCGAAGAAAGTAAGGACTCAATGCTATCTTCAAAACTTTGAATATCTGCAGATGTAAATCTGTTTCCATCAATGTAGATAGTACAAGGGAAACCTTCAGTATCAAACTCTAATACCGTTAAATCCTCAGTTTTAGAGTTGTCTAATAAAGAAAATACAAAGATCACCTGATTTGTAGGATTTATGAGCACTGGATGGTTACTATTGAGCGTAGCTAATAGCGCAGTGACTTTGAGAAATTGATGCTTTTGACTATCTCTCATTCCTAAAGAGACTTTATTTCCCGTAACTTCTTCCAAGTCTTCTTTTACAGCATTGATCACTTCGAAAATTGATTTCAAATTATCTTTTTTAACTTCAGAAGCTTGAATTCCCAAGTTAATAAAAGCACCAAATTTTCTTCTTTCTATAGCCATTTATACTACCCTTTCAATCAGCATGCTTATTGCCATATGATCAGATACAGGATCATCTAACAAATAATTTGTGTCAATAATTTCTACACAGTCATCATCAAACTTCCACCTTTTATCAAAAAATGACTGGATATTAGAATTTGATCTATAACATGCCAATCATTAAATAATCCTGTTTTTCTGAGGTAATAAGTTCCTAATAAATTATTTGTTTCTCCGTCTTGAGTTGATGGTAGAAACTTCCAAAACGGATTATAAAAAAGTGTTTTCCGGAATTTTACTAACTCTTTTTCTCTTGATGACTGCAGCTTTGTGACCATGCTCTGGTGATGAGGTTCAACATTGTAATCACCTAATAAGACAATATGTTTCTTTTTCAATATGTCTTGATTTACAGCATTCCTTAAATCCTGAGCGATACTTTCATACAATTTGTCATCTGCAGTTTGTTGACCAGACCAATGTGAAACAAACAAGACAATCGCATCATTTGTTGGTTGAAACTTAAATTCAAATCGTTGTCCAACTCTCGAATTTCTGCCACTAGTTGTATACAATAAATTCTCAAATGGCTTAGGATCAACAACTAACTGGTGAATTTTCTTATAAAAAACACACGTATCAAATATTAATTTACCAACAGTATTGTAGCCATCTACCACTGTGTAATCAGAAGCGGTCAGATTTAACTCTTGTGAAAGGTTATCTATATCTTCGCTAGTAACCTCTCCTAAACAAATAAAATCGAAACCTATATTCATAAATTCTTTGATTATTTTCGCACAGGCAACAAGTCTTTCTTCTTTTGTCAATTTCTTTTGAGTTTTTGATCTCGTGCTTGTTGGTGGAGAAAGGCTCACATTCCACCACATAATTGAAAAGTATAAGCTATCCATCTGAAATCATGATCAAAAACGACCTTAAAAACATAAACTAAAAACATAAATTGTCAATATAAAAAGCTCTGCCATTAATCTATATTTATTGAGGCTTCCTGTGCCCTGGTAAGTCTGGCAAGTTATAATTGAAGCATTAAAAAACCCGTTTCAAAAACAGAAACGGGTCACAAAAAACAATAACTTTCAGCGCAGTATTTGATTTTGATAATACAAATTAAAATATGCTTTTACAATATATTTTAAGAAAATATTTCTTGGAATAGGATTTTAGTCAACCAAGAATTAAAAGCTTGCTTTGATGTAAAAGGCGGTGCCTGAAATAGATCAATATCAACATTTAAATCATGATGACCTAAAATTTTATATCGACCACCGCCTAAAGTAATGATGTTCGTATAAGGATATTTCAATGTAGTTAAAGCTCGGCCTAAAAATCTAGCTTGCTTCTCTTTGTCGTGCTTACACGTATTGAATTCCTGTGAATTCTTAAAGAGATCATATTCTCGATCAATTGCTACCTTAATTTGCGTAAGTTCCACTTCGATCTCCTTTTTATGGGAAATCTTTTTATAACACATCAAAACCCACAATTAGCGAGTTCTTAAGTTAAAAATTGAATCGATATTATCAAAAATCGATGATGCAAAATCCACTACATCTTTTCCAATTTCTACAATTAAGTCTGTCACATCGACTGGATCAGGATTCACAGAATTAAGCACAGAACTTTCTTGCTTTTGTGCATCCTCGGTATCTAATTGCTCTATATCTTTAATTGGATCATTTTGATTTTGCATTAATTTAAGCCAATAAAATTCAATTGAGATAAAAACTAGTTTTTTGGTGCTCTAAGAATACTTAACACCTTTTCAGACATATCATGTAAATCAGAACCAATCGGTAGCCAAAAATGATAATTAATGTCGTCGCGGTTAAAAACCTGCTTGTAGTACTCAGTTTTAAAAGATGGGTCGATATCAGAAGCTTTAAGCAATCTTCCTTCTTTTTCTATCTTTTGCCCGTCCAGTTCACCACCAACACAGATATTCATTTTATGCACCAGTTTTTAATTAGACTGGACTATAGCACAAAAGAGAACCGGTCGAAGGAGGTTAAAAAATTACTCTTCAAGCCAATTACAAGCTTTTAATAAGTTCTCATAAATTTCAATTCTCATTAAAATTGTATTTTTAGCCGTTGTTTCATCTCTATACAAATCATTGTCTTTTATATTTTTTCTTATAATTTCTTCTGAGATTAACCCTCTAATTTCTAAAGGATCAACTTTGCCATTTAAAGGATTTTCATTAAGCACATTTCCTATTAAGTGAACATTCTCAAGTTGTTGTTGAAGGGATTTTCTAAGTTGTATTTCAATCTTTTGTCTTAAGGTAGGGTTTTTCAACAGCCCCACATCTTTAATTTCTCTAATAACATTGTAGAATTCAATTTTACTTTGAAAAATTGAATTTCCAACTCCACCGAAAAATCCAGTAGGTTTAAAAGCCATATCGATACGCATTTTATAATATTCAATTTGCATATCATGAAGTAACTTTTCTGACTTGTTCCCGATATCTCTTAATTTAAAAAGATTGCCTCCAATAGAGAATTCCTGAATTTCTTTTAAAAAATAACCTGTCAAACAAATGAACATAGAGGCGATAACTAATACAACGAATTCTGATCCCTGTATTTGTCCTAAATAAAGAATTCTGTAAGCTACCCCCGTTAATACAATGAAACAAGATATTATAAAAATAAGCTTTGTTTTCTCACTTTTAGAAGGATTGATTTCTGACATTTTATTTAATTCGGATTTATAAAAAACTTATTATATTAAAATTCATGGAACAAAAAAGCTCACCATTTGGCGAGCTTTTAAAACAATTTGGTGCAACGCTTATAACTTCGTCCCACCATATCACAAATCTAAACCAAGTGTGCTGCACTGTCAAGATTGCAACACCTCAATTTTTCCATCCAAATATGCCAAGCCTTTATCAATCTCAGCACGTACTTTTGCTTTACTACATCTATGTACATTGGCAATTGTTAAATACGACCAATTATTTTCATAGTAAAGTATTAAAAACCAAGCTCTTTCTTGTAGAAATTCCCTATTATCGTTATGCATTTTAGCCAAGAGTTTACTTACTTCAACTGCCTCATAATCTTCAATTTCGCATGGCATAGAGATCTTACTTGATCTAATTCTAGTTGTGTCATTTTGGTCAATTAGACATGCTAAAGGATTAGCAGAAACTTTAAATTTTGTTGATCTTACCCATAGACCATATTGTTCCAACCATTGATGAGCAGAACGTTTAGACCAATCCATTGTCTTGTTATTAACTTTTGCATTCATGTTTAAACTTCCCTCACATCAATATTGTGAACTGTTTTCATCAGGTGTTTCTTATTTCGGTAACTCGGTAGCTTGCGTGTAGCTATAGACTTCACATCTTCAACAACGTATTCACCTGCTGTCGTGAAATAAGTGAAATCGGCAAAATATCTAAGTGCTGGTTTAGCTCGTTTCTCCCCTTCTAATTTTGTCTTCGGTGCCAATTCAAATTTTGTGTGATGCTGCAATTCTTTAATTTCACCTCGTTGTTGTAGAGCCTTTAGCTCGATATACCGTTTGTATTCTTTAGTACTGTCAAAAGTCATTCCATCCAATTTAATTTTCGAAGCATTAAACTTGTTACACCCCTTTTTAACTTTTTGAGCTTTCGGACATGTTGCGCGGTAATCTGCAAGGCTCATTGAACTCATTCTTCAAACGTCTCCTTTCTTGCTAACCACCACAAAACCACCGCACCGCTAATAGCTGCTGTAAAAAATGAAATGAGTAAACCCCACGCTAAAATCTCGAATTTATTCATATATTCGCCCCATCAATTAGCTGAAGAATATTTCTAGGAATCGGCATACCTTCACGACGGCACATCTCTGCGTATTCGTGCGGATTGTCAAAAGGATCTGGACCTAGCTCTTGTTTGAGTTCTGGCTCTTTTTCCTTAGCCTTAAGCTTTTGTACTGGTGCAGGTTTACGACCATTGATTTTTAATCGTTCCATCAATGATTGGAGATGCTTTTGGGCTTCGTCATTGGAAACTGGTATATGCACCTTTTGCTCATTTTTCTGAGCTAATAAAATTGGTTCTTGGTACCAAGCTTGAACTTTTCCTTTTAACTGAGCTTCTGCTTTGTACTCGTCATACACCTTGATAAATTCCATTTTGGCTTTGTACATTTCGCCGTCTTGAATAAGCGAATAAACTTGATCAAGTACAAATTTGGCTAATGTAGTAATTTCTTGGTTTTGCTCACGCCCATCAGGCAATCTCACTTTCTTGTGCTGAGTGATTTGTGTGTATTCACAAGCCTTAACCCATGCTTTTTCAGCACTCCACCAATCATCACCCATGCACATAGCACGGAATTCAGCGAAGTTAGGCATGTAGGTATTTGTACTAGCGTAAAATAGCGCTAAGCCTCTTTGAAGTTGATTAGGTGTAACCCCAACCAATGCCTTTGCAAGATGTTGTTCAACGATTTGCATTGGTACTGCATTTTTCCCTTCAACTGGGAAATTCTTATTGAACTGAACCGCGTACTTAGTTCTGTATGCAGCAATTAGTTCTTTCAAATAACTATCGAATGACGCTAATTCAGTCATGATTAATAGCCTCCGATATATTGCTGGTCAGGGGTAACATCAATCACGTTTGAACGGTTGCTCTCAGCGTACATCTGAGTGAAATAACCCGGTTCTTCAGGAACGTTATGAGATTGTGAGTTTTCCTGAATTTGATTTTGGCGAGGTTCAAATACACCCTGATAATTTCCGATAATTGAGTTTTCCAGTGATTGGTTAGCCATAGGTCCAAAAGAGATAAGTTTTTTAAGGATTAGCTTTACTGCGTTTTCAGAGAGTGGTTTTTTGATGCTGATACGCATATCAACAAAATTGTTCCACAGCTCTGGATCTACACATGCAGGTAGTTCAACTAAACGTGGATTAAATTCAGTTGGTTTTTCTGTTTTAGGTTTTTCAGAAACAGACTCTCTTTTTTATTTATTTTTTTATTACTTTGAGAGTTGTTTTTGATAGTGATACTTTGTGTGTTAAAAATTTTTACTAGTAGCGGTAAAAAATTTTTACTAGTGTAGTTAAAATTTTTAACTAGCAGTGGTAAAGAATTTTTACTAGTCTGTCCATAAATTTCAGGTAGTAAAAATTTTTACTAGGGAATTTAAGCACTAAACCAACGCTAGTATCGTTACCTAATTTGAAGGTATTTCCATGAATTGTGCTTGGTTGTTCCACGACTAAACCGACCTTGATAAGCTCATTAAGGCACTTAACAACTGTCGGTCTACTCTTCCCTGTAATCTCTTCAAATTGAGTTAAAGAGATGGAATCTATCTCCTTATTCCAGCCACGAGTTTTACGGCAAATAACTAAATAAATTTTGCATGCAGCATCAGAGATTTTATTTAAAACCTCGTCAACAAATGCATTAGGCACTTGAAAGGAATTAGGCACAAAATTACTCATGTACACCGACCTTAGGCTTTACATACCCACCAAATTTTTGAACCAAGTCAGCATTAGCCAAACTATTAACGATCTGCCCTGCTAACCACTGATTAATGCGAAAACGCTGTGCCATAGTTTGTGAAAATTCTTCACGCGTTATTGCAGCATTATTTTCGTCATAACCTTTGGCTCTTAGATTTTTACGGTTACGATCATGTAGCTCATTGAGAATCACTAACGCTGGATCAAAGAAGGACTGAATTTCCTGAGTCTGTTTGTACTCAGGTTTATACTTAAATTGACTATTCATGACACCTCCGCTAATGCTTGCTCAGCGCTTGTTAGTCGGCGTTTGGCGTTAAGTTCAGCAACTGTTGCTGTGCGGATTTCTTTTGAAGAAACTAGAATCAAATGATTCTCTGATTTGATGGTCCATAAACTAGTCAAAGTTTTGTTTTTAACTTCAAACAAATCATTTGATTTGAAAGTACGGCACTCTTTAGTAAGCACTACAACGTCACCTATTAAAAAATCAGGTGAGTTGAGTTCGATTGGTTGTTCTGATAAATTGTTTGTGTTCATTTGATCCACCTCAATTGAATGCCTAGAAGCCTGATCTCGACCATCAGGCTTTTTTAATTTCTAGAATTTGGGATTCTGGGTTTACCCCGATCTTCCCTAGTAATCCTAAACGCTCCCTTTTCTTCCTATTTTTTTCAGCTCTTTCAAGCATTAAGCTAACCTCATGATATTCACCCATAATGGCTTTCTCTAAGAGGATTACGGCTTGATGCGCATAATCTTTACCTCGGACATCCGAGATCAATCTCAAACGCTCCATCATGTCAGGGAGCATCTTCAAACGAAGATCTTCTTTTTCAAGGCTCATGAAACTCTCTTAAATGGTAGTGTTGGTTCTTGTTCAAGCAGCTTAAAAGCAGCAGCTTCAGGCACAAATTCACCCCACTGGTAAACTGCTTGACGGCTAATTTTTAAGATTTTTGCGTTTTTGGCGCATTGAACCGAGCCAAAACATCTGATGTTTTCATCTCAATTCGCATATTAATTCCTAACTTTAACTTTACTTTGTCAAGTCTACTTTACGAATAAATGTTTAGCAAGCTTTGCAAATGAAAAGTTAAGATTTCTTTACATTTTGCATATGGCAATAGCCATGAGATTTACACTATGAGCACTCTACAAGAGCGAATGTCTTTAGCTATAAAACACTATGAATCTGAAACAGGTAAAAGATTCAAGAATACTGATTTAGCTAGATTTGCAGGCGTTAGTAGAGCTAATGTCGGGCTATGGGTAAATGGGCCAACACAAGAACTTGAAGGCTCAAATTTAGTAAAAGCAGCCGAGTTTTTAGGGGTTTCTAAAGATTGGCTTGCTGGTCAAAGTAACAAAATGGATGCTACAAAAATTGATAATAATGTCTCCAAGAAAGTAGCAACATTGGCACCTGTTCTTTCATGGGTTCAGGCTGGAACCTTTACTAATGTGCAATCAGTGGATCTATCTCAAGTTGAAGAGTGGCTTCCTTTACCAGAGGAATGTACTAATTGTTTTTATCTAAAAGTTCAAGGCGTTAGTAATCAACCTGACTTTCTAGAGGGTGATTACATTCTTGTTGACCCAGATGTTTACTATAGTGACATGCAATCTGGCGATATGGTCGTAGTTCGAAGATTTGAGGATGCAACTTTTAAAAAACTTGTTATCGAGACAGATGGATCTCGTTATCTGCAAGCTCTAAACCCTAAATTTGAGCCAAATATCATTCCTTTGGATGAGCATTGTTATTTTGTCGGTCAAGTCGTTGACTGTATGCGATATACATATAGAGCAAAAAGAAGATCTAGACCAAATTGATGAAAAAACGTGACCCGACACGGAGCTTTATAACTATTCGGGAATGAGGAGAGTAAAATGGCAGTTAACATCAGATTTGATTATTATCATTTTCGAGCTGATAAATCTCGTTTTCGAAGAAAAGAAGATGCTCAATTTTTCTTTGGGGAAATATTGACGCTTGATTTTTGTCAAAAATTAGAAACATATTTCAATTTTAATCGAAGTGAATTTGGCTCTAATGGTAAATTAATTAAAGAATTTAATTCAGGAAAAAAATGGATAAAATGGGTTTCCATTGATAAGATCAAAGATGGATATAAACTATTGTTTACATTTAATGATCTTGAGGTTGATCCTCGTATTCTTGAAAATACTAAAAATAATGTCTTAACTCAAAAAATTCCAAAAGAACATGGTTTAAGAACTTTGCTTCATGTCATCATTAAAACAAAACCTGTTCAAAAAACTGAAGCAAACCTATGTATACAACTTGTACCTGGTATGAGCCAAAAGTTTATTCCAGCGTTATTAACAGAGTTATTTTATCTTACATATGATTCATCTTTTTGGTTCGCAACAGACCCAATGACTCAAGAAGAAATTAAATGTAAACCTTTAGTGGAAGTAACCTCTGTTACAACTAGTAGCATTATTGAAGCCGTAAACCGTGGACTATTGCAGAGTATTATTCTAGTTGAACAAACAAAAGTTACCCAAAGTTTTGACCAGAATAGTGTATTAAAGGATCAAACCAAAAGTTTAGGCATTACTATTGAAGACAATCATTCATTTTTAAGTAAATTAACACCTGAATCTTTAAAAAAATGGTTAAATAGAACTAAAAGTAATTATAAAAATGAATTTACGACTGATCCAAAAACATATCTCATGATTAAAAACTTACATAATAATAGCGAAACAAAATACGAATATGTCGATGATGTAACTCTAGGTCTAACCAAAAGAGCTTATCTCAATTGGGCAGACCGTGATATAAACACAATTAAGGGTTTAGAGTCCGAAGAGCCAAAGCCAATTGTTCAGTGTTTTGCTATTATGCAAGCCAATTTCTAAATTGCGTTAAAACTATAAGGAGGTCTTATGCTAAATCAAGCTATTAAAGTGTTTGATTTTCTTAAGATTAAATATCCTGACAATGCTCATTATGGTGCAGTTTTTTTCGCACCGTTCTTGTTTGCAACTATATTTAGTATAGTTGCGACTTGGGCGGCATTTAACCTTAAGGACGGTAATTATTTTCTTAGTGAGCGTTTTGGTGACTTATTTACTTTGTTAGCCATACTTCCTGGTTTTTATATTGCCTCATTATCAGCAATTGCCGCAATTAATAAAAAAGCAATAGATAGAGTTATCAATGAAAAGAATGCCCCATATATTGAAAAACCTGAGCCAGATAGATCAGAAACATTTAAGCAAACATTAACTCGACGCGTGTTTCTAACTATGCTATTTGCATATCTTTCAAGTGTTAGTTTACTGCTTGCTTTGAGTTTAGCCCTTTTGAAATTTTTATTTACTCTTAACAAAGATTCAAATTTTATAGTTTTTTCTTGCTCTAATTTATTCAGCATTGCTGTATATTTTCTGATTAGTCTATTTTCTTTATTCTTTATTTTTCAGCTATTAATTCTTACATTAGTTGGCGTCAACTATCTGGGGTATAAGGGTTTAGTTGATAACTAATTGTAAAAAATATTCCAAACCCACCACGGTGGGTTTTCTTTTTTATTAAAATAAAATGTATAGTTTAATTTACATCATTTTGTAAATCTCACTTTACATATTTAGTTTTGTAAAGTAAACTTTACCTCGTAGACAACTAAAAAGCACATCGACTCTCTTACCTTCCGATGTGCTTTTGCAAACTGCGAGATCAATTATGAACGTAAAAACCTTTTCAAACAAGCACAAGGTAACTGGAGTTACAGCAATTGCTGTACTTGTAGCCTTGAGTTCTTGTGAATATCGAACTGCTAATTCTAGCGTCCCTTCTAATTACTCATATGAAAGCAAACAAGTAGTTGCTTCTGAATATGAACTCTTAGGAATTAAGCAAACTGGTGAAAAAACTGGTGTAGCTGTTATCCGCATAGACGGCTTCAAATTAAACGTAAGCTTCGATTTTGACGGCGTAGCTGATAGCTATGGTGTAGCTGGATCTGATTTTACAGCGGCTGAAATTACTAACCTTGCTATTGAGTCAGTAACTGACTTAAGCGGCAAACCTTGGAATGATTTCACCAATCATGACGACCATAAAAACATAAATATTTTATTAGCGGGCTATATCGACCGTAATAAATGGTTGGAGGCAGCCTAATGAAAGATTACAACTGCCCTACTTGCAAGAAGATGATTCCTGTTGACCGTTCAGAAATTAAAGCGGGCGATACTGTCTCATTTTGCAAAACGATCCAAACATCTAAGTCTGCCCGGTTTTCGACTAAAGAAGGAATTGTCGATTGCCGTGAAGGTGATGTGGTTTTAGTTAAATGCCGTCAAGAAATTATTCCTTTAAATATAAAGGACGTTTCTCCAGTTGATGCTCCTAGCCCGCTTACGTATGCCTTTGTTGGTACATGTGAATGTAAGGAGGCTGAACATGTCTAATTTCAAAAAGCACCCTGACGGCTACAAGTCATTTTTAGGCCGTGATGATAAGGGCCTCTACTCTGTTCGCATTGGCTGGCAAGTGTACGCATCTAATGCTAATGGCTCAGTTCTTTACAAAGTTAAAGACGGAGTTAAGACGCCTTTAAATGTGTTCAGGTTCCAAACTTCTTATCCAAAAGTTTGGAATGAACTCACCCAAGAAATCGATTTTCAACGCAGAAAGCAGCTCGCTATAAAACTGCGTGAAACAAATATCCCTACTTATGACCGCAAAGCTTACAAGCAAAAACGCGGCCTCACCGGCTCTAGATGAGGATAAGAAAAATGGCTCTACCTATTATTACGGCTGATCAAACCTTATTGGTTCAAGCAATTATTGTGTACCTATACGCTGATCCGGGTTTAGGTAAATCATCAATGGGCTTTACTGCGGAAAAAGCAATTTCTTTTGACTTTGACCGTGGTGCTCACCGTACTGGTGAATTACGTCGTGGTGCGGTTGTACAGGTTCAACAATGGAGTGATGTTGCAAACCTTACTCCGCAGGACTTAGCACCATATAAAACCGTAGTCATTGATACCGTGGGTGCAATGCTTGAATGCATTAAAACCCATCTATTGCTAACTGCTAATAACCGTCAAAAAGATGGCTCTTTAAAGTTAAAGGCTCAAGGTTTAGCGAACCAAACGTTCAAGCAATACATCAATACTTTGATCAGTTTAGGTAAAGATGTTGTTTTCATTGCACACGCATCAGAAGATCAAAACGGTGATCAAATTATTTACCGCCCAGATCTAGGTGGTAAAAACCGTAACGAGCTTTACCGTATCGCAGATGTCATGGGTTATCTAACAACTGTTACTACTGGTGAAGGTAAAAATGCCCGCGTTATTAATTTTAAACCTTCGCCTACACATCATGCGAAAAACTCAGGTGCTTTAGGCGGTGAAACCGGTGAAGTATGGGTACCTGATCTTAAAGCACACCCTACTTTCTTGGCTGACCTGATTACTCAAGCTAAAGATCACATTAACACCTTAACGCCTGCACAACTTGCAGCAGCTAAAGCCCAAGAAGAGCTAGAAAACTGGAAACAAAGCTGTGAGGAAGCAGAGCATGCAGGTGACCTTAATCAATTAACTGAGTCGCTTGATAAAGAACACATGTATTACCAGAACATGCGCCAAGCAATGTTAATGAGAGCTAAAGCATTGAATTGCACGTTTGATAAACAACGTGGCACTTGGATTAGTCCCCCTGAATTTAACGGCATCTCAGATCAACAAAGAGACGAACTTCAAAACTTTATTGCTGAACGTGGCCTAGACGTAAAAACAGTATGTGAGCACTTAGGTATCGATGCCCTTATTCAAATTGAAGCAGCAAAACTTAAGGCAGTTAAACAAGACATTGAAACATTAGCTAAAACGGGGATGACAGCATGAATAATCTAATCACTGCAGCTGAAGCATTTGCAGCTCTTCAAAAAGGTAAAACTGTTCTTTGTCGTCCTATTGGAGACATGTTGGACTTTTCTGACTTAGATCAATTCCCCGCTTCTGTTTTTGGTAAAGCGGGTTTTGAATTCTGCATCAAAATCGAAACTATTGAGCTGGCTGGCATTACATTCACAAAGCCATTAACTATTGATGAGTATGAAGAAGGTCAGGATGTTTATGTAATAAGTACATATTCACCTACGGTTTATGTTTTAGATTTCAAAACTAACGCATTAATTGATTCTATTAACAGTGGCTTCGTTCAACGTGATGCAGAAAACGCCAAGCTTCAATTAAAAGCACTGTCCAAAGCGTTAGGTTTTGAAGTTAATGATGACTTAAGTGTTATTCGCTTAGGTGATGAAAAAAAGAAACAGCGTAGCAAGAAATCAAAAGCTGAGCCAACGGCAAAAGTAATACCTTCGGAAGTTTTCCCTGCAGATAAACAGCCTGCGATTGTTATTACAGAACAATCTAATGTCACAGCTTCCGAAGACCTATTAACTCCAGTTACTAACGAGCCTAAAGTAGATCCTGAATATCAAAATAAACTTAATACCCTGCTGCAAAGAGTTAAAGACTCAAAAACACCAGATGAAGTAAATGCGGTTTATCGTTATACCCGCACATGGGATGACGAACAAATGAAGCCTATCCTTCTCGCCACTCACAAACGTCTTGAAGAGCTAGAAAAAGAAAAGGCATCTGCTAATGAGCCACCCTCTTTAATGGTTCAAATCCAAACTGCACCAGACCTTACAACGCTAGATGCTTTGGAAATAGACGTGGCTGCACGAGATCCGCAGATTCAACCGAAGCTAATGGGCTATATAAGAAAACGCCGCTATGAATTAGAAAATCCAGCAGTTTCTCAACCAGAAGCAGAGCCTGATTTTCTATTAGGAGACGGTTTCTAATATGAAAGATCAGTACAAGAAAGTGAGCCAAAAACACATGCTTGGTTTTATGTACTACTTGCAATTGCTGGGCTATGTAATAGTCCGGCAAGGCATGGATCAAGCAATGTTTCTAACCAAGCATTATGCGGTACCAGTCGCTTGGCGCCGCATAACGATCGACTATCACAACCGGTTAAATAAACCTGCTCAGCAGCTTTATAAAGAATTTGTTGAGTGGACTAAAGAAGAATATTTGAGGGCTTAACGATGTTTAATGAAGATGAAGAAAAGTTGGCTCATGAAAATTGGTACAAGAATAATGACCCAATTGCGTACAAGTTTTATAGAGATCTTAGTCCTGAATTTGAAACAGATTTTTATACAAGTGAAATTGCTTGGTTAGCAAGAGCTAAAGCTCAGGCGGTGCCAGATACACACATTGTTGTGCCAAGAAATAGAGAAGTTGTTGTTGCAATTGAAAAGATGGTTGAACAGCAAGTGGAAGCCAGCGGCATTACAAGTGATGTATTCCGGTTAGATGGTTGGAGAATTTTAGACGCTATTCAAGAAGCAAGCGAATCGGGAGCTGAGGGATGATTAATCAATTAAAACCAGTTGAAGTGGTGCGTAACCAGTATGGCGAATGGACACATCCGGAAGTAGACGCTTACTTGAAAAATATTCTTGGTGATGACGCTGAGTTTATGACTCAAGAGCAATGGGATGAGCTTAAGCGTCACTTCAATATTGTGACAGTTAAAACTTACTTAGAGTCAACTGTATCTCCTGATGAGTTTGATGAAATTATGGATGATGCAGATTTATCAAAATGGCAGCCATTGGCACCTCATGGATTCTTCTTAATGTCTATTTACTTCACGGAAGATGGTGCTGACGCAATTTGGGCTAAAGAAAAACAAGTAGAGGGAGCTGAGGGATGAGTTTAACACCTGATGAGTTCCGGCAGATTGTTAATCCATTGGAACGCCCCACAAGAACTTGGCACTGTAGTTTTTCTTATCTTGAAACATGGTTGCATTGTGAAAGTGAAGATATTCCGCATGGTGTAGAACTAGTACCCGATTTTCAACGTGGGCATGTATGGACTAAAAAACAGCAAACCAACTATATAGAAAATGTCTTGAGGTTAATTGTAGATGAAAGCGGATTAACAATTCGATTCAACTGCCCTTCTTGGAGAAAAGAGAGAGCAAAAGATTGTGATCTTCTTGATCAAATGGTGTGTATTGATGGTTTGCAAAGATTAACTGCCATCAGAAGGTTTATTGCAGGTGAATTAAAGGTCTTTGGTCTTAAGTTTGATCAACTACCTAAAAGGCAAATATTTAGAGATTTGCAGATTGTGGTGAAGATGTATGACTTTCAATACAAGGCAGATTTACTAAAGTTTTACTTAGATATTAATGGTGGCGGTATAGCTCACAGTAGATCTGAATTAAAGAGAGTTGAGGCCATGTTAGAAGAAGTTAAAGCGGAAAGTAAGGAGGGGTAAGGTGGATAAATATCTGACATCTAACAATGTGTGTGAGATGTTTCATATTACTAAACGCACACTTAATCGGTGGGAAATTAACACACCTTGGGGGATTCCATTCCCAGCCCCGGCATTAAGTTCTGAGGGCGGAACAATGAAAAGATACCTCGCTACTGATGTAATGAAGTGGGAGGAAGAATGCCAGCAAAAGAAGCAACTAAAAAAAGCTATATAA